AGGATGAAATTTCAGGCTTAACAATAGATACTAGTGAGGATTATAAATTTAAAGTATCTACACTTCCTTCTGAATCAGAGTATAACTTAATACTTAAATCTAAAGATGGAATAGATGAACATTTCATCAAGATTAAGTTTGATGGTAATTTTGGTGAAATCTAATAAGTTTATAACAATATATAATAACAATGAATACAATCAATAGATTACAATTAAGACATCATACTCCTATATTTGAAACTAGGGAGGCTGCTATTGAGTATATATACAGCCAAATAAGATTTGCAGATGAAGGCTTGGCATTTGAGGACAAAAGATATGGTTTTTCTTTGTTAGGAGAGCCAACAGTTCTTTTGTACAAGAATGTCACAGAAGCTGACCCAACTGGTGAAAACGACCCACATCTTATCTTTGCTATTGGTTCTGCAACTAATGAAGGAACACAGTACAATGATAATAGATTCTGTATCATTGACATTGATAAGACAGAGAAGGAAGTCGAGGATTTGTGGGAAGAGCTAGAAAAAGCAATCAAGAGTTTGTCAATTGTAACAAAAAATACAAACACTTTGAAGCTTTATTCTGAAAAAACAGAAAGTGGCACAGTAATCAGTGGTGATGTTGTTGTCGCTACATCACAGATTTTTGATGATGCTCGTAAACCAAATATCATTCTTAATACTGAAGATGGGCTGTTCACTTATGTTAATATGGAGGTTGATGAAGAAACTGGACATATTTCTTTTACAGTTAATGGTGACACAAAAGAATGGACAATCAGCGATAATTATCTTGTCAAAGGATATTACAGCAAAAAAGACGAATCTTTACATTTGTTAAGAAAAGATGGTGAAGATGTTGTTGTATCTTTAGAAAACCTTATTGACGAATGGGGCGTAGAAGGTGAGGCTTCAAACACTCCAATTGTCCTTACAAAAGAAGAGGTTGGCTATGGTGATGATGCCCTTCATAACCATGTAGAACCTTGGCAAGACGTTTTAAAAGCAGATGTTAGACTAGCTGATAGAAAATACAACATACTGAAGAAGACTACTGATGGTAGATATTTGTATGTTGACGGTTTGGCAAATAATATCATATTCTTCAAGGATGGCGAGGAAATGACCGTCCAAGAGGCACTTACCAATGCAACAAAGGGCGCATCAAATGATAGTACAAATATCATTTATGAAAAAGCAGACGGATATTATTCTACAGCAACTTTGAAATATCTCAACAAAGAGAATAAGCTTGTCTTTACAACATCTAATGTAACAGGTGGAACAAGCGTTGAAGAAATTAAGCTTAATTCTGTTGAAGCATTTAAGAAGATTGTTTATGACCCAGTAACAGAGACACTTATTATCATGTATGTTGATGGAAACGGTGACATTCAAGAATGTGACGTTCCAATTGGCGAAATGATGCAAGATTGGGAGTGGGATATTCTAAATGACGGACATAACGTTAAACTTCATAAACAGAGAGTTGTTGGCGGTAATGACAAGGTATCTGCTGACGTTGCAATCTACGAAGACCCAGATAACATTTTGGTTGATAAGAATCATGAGTTATTCGTTAAGGGTACTGCCGATAATATCAGATATGGTAGAAACGGTAACGTAAACGATGAACTTGATAAACTTAATGCTAACGACGCTAGCATCAATGCTAAACTTACTGAGACTAGCGGTAAGGTTGATACTTTGAGAACAGAGTTTGATGCAGAGGTTAACCGTGCAACTGGTGAGGAACAACGTATCGAAAATAAACTTGACGCAGAAATTTCTCGTTCAACAGCAAAGGATGCAGAACATGACTCAAAAATAAGCACAATTGAGCAAACAATTGGTGACGGGTTTACAATTGATGGACATGAGACCGTAACTTATAAGTTTAATGAGTTGTCAGCAAAGACAAACACAATATCTGCAAAGACTGATACAATTGATGCTAATCTTGGATTGCTTTCAGCGAAGACAGAGGCTGAGATTGTACGTGCAAATAGTGAAGAGCAGAGAATTGAGAAGAAATTCGATGATGAACTTGGTGATGGATTTAGCATTCGCAACACCGTAAGAGACGAATTCAATAGAGAAAAGGCTGAACGTGTTGGTGAGGATACAAGACTTCAAGGTGAGATTGATGCCATTAGTGCAAACACTGAAGGTAGATTGATTGACGTTATCAATAATGACCATTCAATTAACGTAGATAAGACAGACCAAGTTAGACCAGTTATCAGTGTAAATATAAGTGATGAGGAAATTGAGGGTATGCCTAATGTCATTAAACTAAATAGTGATGGTTTATATGCGGGCGTTGACCTTGATTATCACTTCGAGTCTGGTACTAGTAAGAATGTACTTGTATTTAAAACAACAAATGGAACTAAGACATTTGACTTGAAGACCAATTCTGTTATAGATAAGATTTATTACGACCCAATAAGGGAGGCAATAATTATCGAATACACAGTTAACGGTCAGAGAATGCCAGATGTTGTTATTCCTGTGCATGATTTGATTGATGAGTGGCGTGTATCTGAAGACACAAATGGCGCAATTAAACTTTACAAAACAAGAGAAAGTGGCGCAACTCAAGATGTCCTTTATGCAGAATCAGTTATTTCAGACCATGAAGATAACATCTTAGTAAATGACAACGGTGCTCTTTATGTATCAAACGCCCAAATTGAACAAAACAAGGCTGATATTGCATCATTGAGTGATAGAATGAATGAGGCAGAAGGTGGAGTTGATTCACTTGAGAATGCTCTTGCAGCAGAAATTTCTCGTGCAGAAGGTGAGGAACAGCGTATCGAAGAAAAGCTTGACCGTGAGATTTCTCGCTCAACAACTGAGGACGATAACATATGGAAATCATTGAGAACAGAAGTTGCTCGTTCAACCGAAAAGGATAATGAACATGACGGACAGATTGCAGAGGAAATCCAGAGGGCAAAAGATGCAGAACATACGCTTTACGATAAAATCGTAGCAGAGGCAACTAGAGCTATTAACGCTGAAAGTGGACTTAGTAGAGATATTACTGATGAGGTTGCAAGAGCAGAAAGAACTGAGGAAGAACTTAGAAATGCAATTTCTGCTCAAACTCTTAACTTCAAAGATACCACAAGTATCGATTTTGAGAGAGTTGGTACTGACGTAACAGCAATTGTTAAAGTTGCTACAGACTCAGCTAATACCATTACCAATAACTTGACTGGTTTATATTCTACTGTTGATTTTGAATATAATGGTGTTACAAATAAGTTAACATTAAAGAGAAATAATCTACCAGATAAAGAGATACAACTCAATGCTGGTTCTATTGTTGATAGGATAGAATATGATTCAGTTCATAAAAACATCATAATTATTTATAAAACAGCCGCTGGTGAAACAAGAACTGTCACAATACCAGCTGAAGAATTAGTGAATGAGTGGACTGTTGATAATGATGGTACCCCTATTAAACTTACAAAAACACTTGACCCTTCTGGAGTTACTGATGTTTTAAGAGCTGATGTTAAAATAGCAAGTGCTCACACAGATAACCTTCTTATGGTTGATGGAGATGCGTTATATGTTCCTGGTGACATAGTAGCAAGTGCTGCAACCATAGCTGAATGTGTAAGCGGAAAAACTGATTCGATTTATAAGACTTTATTTGGTGATGCAGCACCTGGTGGGTGTGGTGAAGGTATCGAATACAAGCCAGATGTACACAATTGCATTATAAGTGCAGCTACTTCATTCCAAGATGCAGACCAATTAATGGCATATCAGCTTTGTGAAATCATGGAAATGTGGGTTAGCGGTGAAACATGCACAACACAATCAGAATGGGTTGACGATGGCGCTAATAAGAAGATGATAGTTGACGTTAAATTATCACGTGGTAATGGCGTAGGCGGTGAATTTGTGGAAGATGAAGAAATCATTATCAATAATTGTACTGGTGATTATATTGACCCAACTAACACAGAGTTCACTGATACTAACGCTCTTAGAATAGTATGCGTAGAAGATTGTGGTGGTGTTACGCCATCTATTGATACACCACAGAACGGTATATATTTGAGCAATGTTTGGGATTGTGGTTTGTATTATGATGAGCACGATGCAGCAGACATAGAGGCAAGGCATAAAGCTGATGCGGCTGGATATAACACCAACTATTTATCAGAAGACCAACCAAGCAGTTATGATTACAATAACAACGTAAGATAACTAATAAAATAAAAAGGAGGCTAGATTAGTTCTAGCCTCCTTTTTATTGTTCATTTCTATCAATATAATCATATTGTATATCATCAAAAATGAAACCTCCAGTAGAAGGGGTTTTATTTGGTATTTTCTTGAAATAGAACCTCATATCAGAGCCTAATGTTACTATTGACGATAATACAGTCGGTATTTTACCTTCGCTTTCAAATTCCTCAATGTCTTTGTTTGTGATGGTTTCCAACGCCTCAAGGTATTTGGCGTTTTCTGTTTCAAAGAGTTCATTTTTCTCACTCTCGACCTCTTCTAAGTATTTTTGAACTAACGTATCCCAGTCAATATTGCATTCTTTAACAAAAGGAGGTGTTTCATTAATTTTAACCCAAAATTCTATTTCTTTCCTTTCAGGTGTCATCAATGCTTCAAAAGTATCTTGGTCTTCTTCTTTATTAGGATAACCGCTTACCAATTTAGATTGCTCTTCTGTAAAGAAAAGTCTGTCTTTTGGGTTATTTATTAATATTTTGTTCCTAATATCTGGATGGAAGCAAACCAACAATGGTGTTATTCTTTTGTTGAATTGGTCAATGTATTTCTCCACATTGTATTCTAGTCCCTCATATTCACTGCAAAGCACGTCTTCCTCTTTATCAAGGATTTCATTTGGAACTAGTTTACAGTTGAGTATTATCTCATCCTCATCGAATACGGTGTTCCCATATTTTTCTTTTGCAAGTTCAAGACGAGTTTTTTTCACATAATCTGGTAGTGTTTTATCTTGTTCTTTATACAACTTTTCTACCTCTTTTGTTATTTCTGTTTTTTCACCATCAAGGTAATAGTATAAATGTGTAACACGTTTTACGTCCGAATGACCTTTCTTAGTACCAGTGTTAATATAATAGATTGTGTCGCTTACATTAACATTGATGTTCTCCTTGATTACAAGTTCATACCAAGCTTGACGAGATTTTTTAGACCCAGCTTTAGTTAATGTTTTGCAGTCTGTGATGTAGTCCTTAATGGATTTCTTGATATTGCCCTTTGATGCTATGTCTTTAATTGGGATTTGGTAATTATATATCTTTTCTATGTAGTCATAGTAGTTTGATAGAAATTTATAGCCATTTCCCCTAAGAAGCAAGTCTACTCCCTCATCAATGAATTTCTCAAGGTATCCGCTCATTTTTCTAGATTTAATTGTGTTGCCGACTTTTTTGGTTGACCCATCTGGCATTAAGTCAGCATAATTTTTCCTAGCGAATTGAATACAAGCGTCACAATATTCATCTATGCCTAGACCATATCTTTGCACACCATTATTATAGGTTGTATTTAGGAATAAATCTTCAAATTCTGCCACATCAGCCTCAACTCTAGTGTATTTTACGCCTTTTTTAACGTTTCTACCTAAACCTTTTCCAATGTAAGGATGGCTATTTGTATATCGGAAATCTTCTTCTTTTGGCATTTGGAAATTGAACCCATCGGTATTGTGGCACACAATCATACCAAGTGCATTCACGAATGTACCGTCTGCTGATATGTCATATACATATTCTGATTTACTAGTAATGTTTCCACAATTCCACACCTCATCTTCTTTCCTCTCTGAATAGTTTTCGTTCAATAGGTTTCCACGATGATTTCTAAGTCTGAAACTAATGAATTCTTGTTTATCGTTTCTATTATGACAACGGAAATTATACCCAAGTTCTTTCATCAATAAATAAAGTCCAGCCATAGCAACCTTTGATTTCTGTCCAAACTCAATACACTCATCAATTGTATCGTTCTGTCCATCACCGCAACAGAAGCCATCTAAGAATGCTTTCTTAACTTCTTTCTTAGCATTCAATATAAACTCTGGAACCTTTTTATATCTGTATGATGTATAGAAATTGTTAGAGAAGAATTTAGCATTTTCAGCATTTTCTACAACAAGGTCGTAAACATTAGATGATGTTCTATGGTCTTTTATTGATGCTTTCAAGAAGAAGCTATCTTCTAATATTTCTTTTGCTTTATTAAGCCTATCAATAGATTTGTTAGAGATTTTCCAATTAGCTCTTTTACCATTATGTATTACCCATTCACCCTTTCGTTTTGAATAGTACTTTTGTGTTCTATCGCAGTATACGGAACTACCATCAGCCATGAAGAAACCAAATAACCAAGCCTCTCTATCTGTTACTGTTGAACTTGCGTAATAGTCAATATCTTTAGTATATATTTCAATTTTGTCACCACGATTAAGTGTAGAAGGTTTTACCTCATTTCTTTTATTATCAAACAAAGAATGGTCTTCTGTACAATCAATAAGACCATTTTTGGTTTCAACTCTTTTCAAAGTTTTATTAGTCTTATGCTTGTACACATATTCAATAGGTTTCCACCCATTTCTAGTAAGAACCTCGCAATTTTTATGTGAGAAATCCCTGTATTGCTCTTCGCCAAACTCAATTGCTTCGTTATTATTGAATATGTCACAAATCGGTACAATATCTATTCTTTTATCTTCTCCCCTAACCAATATAGGCGTGTCGTATGTAACACTGTCACCCACAATTGGATTATAGTCTAATGTCTTGAAATGGTAAATCATTAGTCTAAGTAATTGCCTAGAAATACAAGTTGTTTTTTCTGCTGCAAGAATATTACCCCAAGGGAAGATGCCAGGACTTCCTGCGCTTCCGAAATAACTATTACCTAATATCTTGAGAGGTGACTGCTTTTTATCGTTTCCGCTTTTTTCTGCTTTCCAATATGCGATTTTTTTCTTTATATGTTCTTTTTCTGCTTCATTTGTACATTTTGTTAGAACTTCTTTTAACTCGTCTACTTTAACTCCAGCTTCGGCTTTAAGCTCTTTATATTTTTCACGTTGCCCAAGAACATAATTAAGCATTTTATTTAAGACATCCGTTACGTCTACATCATTATTAATGTTCCAAGTTAAAATCACAGATGGATAGAGGCTATTGTAATCAAGTTTAACAATTCTGTCAACGTATCCAGTTTTAAGTAAACGAGATAAACCACCTGTAAATCTTTTGTTTGTTCCTAATGCTGGAATTGCAAGGTCATTTTCGAATGACCAAGCCAACATAATAAGTTTCCAAATACCAGCTGTACCCATTGTACAAGCCCTTGAGAATGTAGTTGGAAGCATTTTTCCGACAAGAAAGTTGGATTCGTTTAATTTATCTTCTACTTTATCTGTTTCCCAGAGGTCATCTAAAAGGTAACGTTCAACGATGTATCTTCCGCTTACAAGCTCATAGTTTGGCAATAACGGTTTTTTATCCGTTACTCTATACCAATCACCATCAACATCTGAAAAACCAAATACTTTTTCTTTTATGTTCCAAGTTGATGTGATTTTATCTCCAGGAACGTATACTCTGTTTGGTTTTTTCAAGTTTAGGTATTTGGTTACATATTTCAAATTTGAGGATTTCATATTAGAGTCAATTGCTTGCGCTCTTCGTGCAGCATGAAGTGAATCCAATACATTATGACCCCACATAATTGTAGGATAATAATACTCCACCTCTCCACCTAGTTTAAGCACCGCTTCTTTCTTTTTCTTATATATTGGGTGCCTGAAGTATTTTGCGGATAATTCTGAGAAATCAACGCCTAATTGCTCACAACGGACGATGAGGAAATCCCAGTCAAAGTTTTCAGAGTTATGCCCAACAACTGTATCTGGTTTCAGTTCTGCCAATATCTTCAAGAATTCTTCGATTGCTTTAAGTTCGTTTCTGTCTAATTCCTCTTTTGTGCTACCTTCAACAGATAGAACTTTATCATATCCTCTATTAGAATGTATACCGATTTGTTCAATTCTGTGTATTCTAGGATTAAGACCTTGTGTTTCCAAGTCGAAGATGAATCTAAGCAATTGGTCATACGAATCATATCCTTTGAAGAGTCTACGCCCAGTTTGAATCATATATTGTTCAACTGGTGTAACAACCATATACTCTTTATTGGATTCTGTTGGGGCGTTAGTTTTTTTACGTTCTTGTAGGGGAACACCGCCTTCTTGGAAGAACATTTGGAAAACCTTGTTGGACATTTTCCTAGTAGCATAAAAGAGGTATTTATAGCCGTTTTCCAATCTTTCGTTTGGTTCTTCGCCATCCTTGGATGTAATTAAGGCTTTAACGGCAATTCCGTATCTTCTCATTGTGCTTCTGAGTTTCGTCTTATTGCCATCGAAGAGTCTGATTGCTGCGCTGTGTTTAACCCAAGCGAATGGTTTGAAATCATCTTTCTTAATGCGTTTAATACCTTTTTTGTCAACATAAATAATGCTAACTTGGTCTTCATCGAAAGCACATTCAATATCTATAATGTGCTCCATTGGGTCATGCCCATTGAGGAATGTGTTAACGACCTCTGTTGTAATTTCTTTCATCAATTTGAATTGTTAATATCATTATTGGAAGCTATAGGTCATATCTAGATGCCATCACTTCTTAGTTTATGCAAAGATATGTTAAAAAACTGTAAAAAACAAATATTTATATAAAAAATGTTAAATTATGATATGGTCAGCACAAGAAATGAGTAAGAAATTTAGGATGTCTTTAGGAAAGAATATCTCTCCTAGGTCAATCCATGTATTTGCTGAGAAACTAGGATACCATATGAAGAGAGTCGGTGGAAAGAAGGGTTATGACCAAAGTTTATATACAGCCCTTACAAGGCACTTAAAAGAGTTATTGGACTACAATAGCCAACAGACAGTTAGAACACCTCAGAAGCCTCAGAAACAACAAAATTTAGGGGATTATTATGCCTATAATGGCGAGAGGGATAATATCGACTATGAATGGGAGAAAAACGAGTCAATTGTTAGTAGAATAGTTATGGAGGAAATAAATAAGTTTTTAAAGGTGAATAATATTTGTATAGCATAATCATATTAGTATGATATTACATATTAAGAGAAGAAATATAAAAAAGATACATTTAAATGAAGAGAAAATTAGGCTTTTGAAAGAAGGGTTGGATGTAAAATATGACCCACAAAAAAATTCTTTCAACGCATCAATCAACAATAGTAGTTTAGATGTGGATAGTCAAGGTGTGGATACTAGATTGTTTGGAACTAGGAATGACATTTTAAACGGTGATGGTTCTATAGAAAAATCTAGAGAGGGTAAACCTGGACGTAAATGGCATATGTTTCAACAAAAAAAAGTTGGGCATAGTGTTGCTGAAACTGCAAGAATGTACCGTGATGTTATAAATTTTATTAGAAATTTTAATCAATCTAATATTGGAAATATATACAATGAATTTAATAAAACATTTAACCTTGACCAGTATGATATGATTGAAAATGGACCTAAAACAACTGTTTTGAAAAATATTCGTTTGTTAAGCCAAGGTGCTCCAATTAATTCTGTTATTAGTAAGTTATCTACAAATTTAAATAACGCTGAAAGAGCAGCCTCACAGTACGAAAAACCACTTAGTAATGCTAATGACGAAAGATTTACTAAAACTGATAGAATCCCTAGATATAGGTTAATGAAAGTACCATTTACAAATGTTAATGTAATTTCATTGTTTAGAATGGGTGATTTCAATTTTAGTGATATTATTAAGCATGGATATATTAGGGGTAATGATAAGAATGCAGAAACTTTTGGCGTAAGTGATACTAATAGAGAAAAAGTACTAGACAAAAAAAATGTTTATCAACCATTTAAGATAAGATATGATAAAGGTGTTACTCCAAATATTAGCGGCAATTTTTCTTTAAATGGTGCTGATAATTTAACTAGAAAAAAATATGGCTATGGTGATGAAAACTATACATCTATTTCTGAATTCATTGATAAATCAGTAATGGGCGCAGCTTATGCTTTAAAATGTGAATCTTTTAATCCTTCTGTTATTATTGATGCGCCATCTTCATCTAAATTTAATTTATATTATTGTACTAGACTATCAAATAAAATAGGAGTGCCATATCAAAGTAATTTTTTTGACAGAGATATGATTAATGTGTCTATGGATGAAGATGCAATGAGAAAAGATGGTGTCGAAGAAAAAGAAATCACTTCTTTCAAAAGAACTGCAAGACAGAAAGGCATTGCTGAAATAATATATTTTATGGGTCAGCCAATTGAAAAGTTTTTTTATGAATATAACGATTATTTTACAAATGCGCTAGGTAACAAAATACCTACGGATAGAATAATTTTAATACTTAAAGAATGGGTATTTCTCACCTATTTTTCAAATATGGCTAACAACGATAATTTATCGCAGTATTTCAAAAATAGTGTTATGCTAGATAATTCTCACATTAAGTTATCTAAAGAGTACAATACTTATCAGAAATATGTCAATAATGTTGTATTTGGAAATGATATATTGATGAAAGCATTCATGAAGGCTGGTAGCGAAATGGCTAATATTTTTGTAAAGTATAAAGAAAAATTATTAACAGATGGTGTTAAAATTGATTTTAGTCTTCAAAGGGGAAAAATAGTTGATTTTGGTGGTAAATATCGTAAGTATGTCAAAGACATGTATGTCGTTGCTAATAAAAATGCGGTAAATGACCCTAAATATTTTGAGAGATTTAAATCAAAAAAATATTTGTTATTCGATGAGGATATAAGTACTGGTTCAACATTGAAACTTCTTATAAACGCTTTACACAATAATGGAGTTGAGGACTCAAATATTCTTTGTTTGACTAACGCATATTCTTTATCTGAGAGTGTAAAAAAGAAAAATGCTTTGATAACTGAAGATGATAATTCACTCCAGAAACCTATGATTAAAGGTGTAATATTTGATTTCGATTATACGCTTTTCAACACAGATGGTACGTTAGATATTAGACGAAATGCTAGTTTAGTAAAAGGTACACCAACAGATAGGAAAAAAGCGTGGATTGCAGCATCAAAATATGTTGGAAAAAATATCATATATAACGGAATAAAAGAGTTAATACGATATTTAGAGAGTAATGGCATAAAATGGGGAGTCGTAACAAAATGTAATCAATTATTTGCACAAGAAACAATAAATTATTATGGATTAAATCCAATTGCTGTAAAAGGTAATAGGAATGGATGGCCGAAACATAAAAGAATGGAAGAGGTATTAGATATTATGGGTATTTTACCACAAGAATGTTTAAGTATTGGTGATAGGGCTTCTGATGGCGCAGAGTCAAACTCAGCAAACATACAATTTATTGGGTGTTCTTGGGGTGATGGTATAGACCAAGATAAAATTACTAATGGCGTTAAATCTCCAATAGATATTGTAGACTATATAGAACAAATAAATAAAGGGAACTACTGATGCGTTCCCTTTATTTATTATAATGATTTGCTATAATTTTTTTTAACTGAGTTTTTTATGGATTGGTACATGTTATCTTTTAAATCTTGATAATCCATGTCTTCGTCTTCATCCAATTCATCATCATTTATAATTTTTTCATTGAAGTTTTTTATACAGTTGTTAATAATTGTTTCTAACTCATCGTAGTCTTTTTCGTTAGAAATATCATCAATAATGTAATCTTCAACTAATTTTTCAATGATAACATCGACATCGTTGCTATCATAAGGAGATATATAATTTTTTTTATCCATTATGTTCTTACTCTTCCAACAAAATTCATAGACCCATTATTTACGCTATATACATAAGTGGTATTTGGATTAGATATTTTATGTACATGTATTTCTTTTTTGTCGGGATATAATACAGATATTGTTTTTCCGTTTTTAGAAGCAAGTCTTAAAGCATATCCAATGCCGTTATTTTTAGCATCATAATCACTTACTAGAATAACATGGTCTGCTTTTGAAATATACTCAGCTTTTTTCATTTTTTTAGCGTTGTAAAACTCCATCCAATGCCCATTTTCTTTAGTAGATTTTTTTAGCTCATCGAATTCTTCTTTTGGAAACCAATCTTCGATTTTAAAACCGTTATCTCTTGCATATTTGAAGCAAGTATTATCACCAGATTCTCCTGTTGTAACAAAAAATGTGACGTTATCTTTATTCATGTCACTTGTAATTCTATCGCAAACAGTTTTTAATTCTTCGTAATTAGCGTAATCTTTGTACGCAGCCATATAAATGTTTACCATAATTTTTATTAATTTTGGCAAAAATATATAAAAAAAATTAAAAAACCAAATTATTGCGGCATTATTCAACCATTATTTTTTTGTTTATTTCTTATCATCCTCTTAAATTTTTTTACCTCTTTGTCAGTGGTTTCTCTCAAAGTTTCGTATTTTGGAGACATATCAATTCTAACGCCCATTTCAAAAGTGTGTTTGAATGCATCATGTGATGTCTTCGCATAGATGGTTTTCTCTATAATTTCGCCATTTTTATTTTCAAATTGGCATTTCCAATAACCGTTTCTCATATTTTATGCTATTTGTTCTTGATGTAAATATACGAAAAATGTTTGAGACAGCCAAATATTTTAATATAAAAATTATTAATTTTGAAATATTTGTGATATTTGTTATATGCTAGGTGTTATTCTAATAAACATTTATGCAAACTTTAATTACGTAAATATTAGGTGGTGGCTGAAGTGATTTCAATCACCACTTTTATTTTTTAATAATATGCTAATCTTTTTACTTAAAAAATACTATTTATAGAATAATAGTACTAAACATAAAATAAAAACGTAATTTATAAGATTAATCATAAAATTATGGGGAAAAAAATAAGACACCTAGAGTTCTACGGATATGTTGACCAAAACGTTTATATGGGGTTGCCAAACGTTGACTTAAGCGATATTCGTGAGACAAATAAAGAGCAAGACAAAGAAATAAATGCTATTTCTGGAGCTACAAGTGGAAAGGCTGATAAAACAACAGTAGATTCACTTAGTGGCAAGGTTGATACTTTTATGGATAAACAAGACATGATTAATAAATGGCTTGCGAAGGGTATCAATAAAAATAGGGAAAGAATTGATGGTCTTGAAAGACGTGATGAAGAAATTACAACTAAAATCAATGAGATTGTAGATGATTTTAATCCAATTTATGACGAATTGGGAAATTTATCAACTAAGGTTGATTCAGTTGATAGCAGATTAAACCAACATATTTCACAAGAATCCACTTTCGAAGAAGAAACGGATGCTAGACTAGATTCTTTGGAGGATAAAATAGATAAAAAACTTGATGAAAGTGAGGCTTATGACGCATTTGCGAAGAAGTCTGACGTTTACACAAAACAAGAAGTTGATGACAAAATTGCGCACATTGGGGATGAGTATGCAACTCAAGAATGGGTATTAAACAGAGGTTTTATAACCGAAACAGATGCAGACGGTAAATATGCAAGTAAAGCTAGACTTAATGCATTGGAAGATAGAGTTGGAGATATTCAAACAACACTATACAACCAGTACAATGAGCTTAATAGTGATTTAACCCAATACAAGACTGTAACAAATGGTAAAATTGATGCCATAAATGACAAACTAGATACTCTAGAAACAAGGTATGATGATGAAATTGCTGATATTCAAGAAGATATTGCTGAGTTAACAGAAAATGTAGCAAATAATACCAGCGACATCAATGAGATTAATAATGTTGCATTACCTAGCAAGGCTGATAAAGCTGATTTGGACACGCTAGAGTCTAGAGTTAATAATTTATCTGATAGTCTTAATGATAAAGTTGATAAAACTGATTATGAGAGGGATAAGGCTAGGTTTGGCGTACAGTTAGATTCACTAGATGATAGGAAAGCTGACAGAACAGAACTTAGAGCAGTAAGCGGCTCAATCAGCGATGTCGCTTCTGACTTAGAGCAAGAAACAAGGGATAGAATAGCTGGTGATAACGCTCTTGGGCAAAGAATAGATGATGCCAATGGCAGAATAGACGATATAAGGGAAGAAAACATTGAGAGAGACGGAAAAATTTCTAACCTTATAAGAGACTTAAACAAAGAAATTAATGACAGGGTTGATGGTGATAACGCAATCATTGGCAGCGCAAGTGACAGAGAAGAGGATAATACCATCTATGGTGCTAAGAAATATGCTAAGAATGTTGCAAACAACGCACTGAACGAGGCTAAAGGATATACAGACGTTAAGGATAGTGCTGTTAGAGATTATGTTGACGAGACCAAGGCTGATTTAGAGAGGCAAATTACCGCAAAAGCTGACAAGGCATATGTTAATGCAATTAAAGGGGAGATTGTAACGACAATTGATGACAAAGTAAACGAGGAAAAAAATCGTGCTCAAGGAATAGAAACAAGTTTAGAGACTTCTTTGCGCCAAGAAAGTCTTCGTGCAATAGATAAAGAAAATACAATTTCTAATGCTTTAGCGCATACATCTAACATTGTTAAAGCACTTACAGATTGGGATGGTGATGACCGTGCGGATTATACAGATGTTGGCAATGGCATCGTTGATGTAATGCATCGTGAATTGCATCAAGTTAGAATAGATACAGCAACGACATTATTTGCTGATGCTGTATATTACAAATATGATAATAAGATACGCTTCAGAAACAAGAATGGTGATGAGATTTGCTCAATAGATGTATCTGATTTTTCGCCAACTGCTATAGATAAAACTTGGTATTCTGACGGTATTATTTACATCCAGTTTACAAATGGTGAAATAGTCGAAATCGATGTAAAAAAACTTATTGATGAAAATGAGTTTGCAGATGGACTTCAAGTTGTTGATGGAATAGTATCAGTAAAGAAAGACCCAACTAGTGAGAGCTACCTTTCTGTCAGCATAAATGGTATTAAAATATCTGGCATTGATGCTAAATTTACTAGTTTAAACACAAAAATTGAAGAAGAGGAATCTCGTGCAATTGCAGCAGAGGAAGCACTTGATGATAAAATTAACAATATTACAATTGATTGCGGTATTTATTAACATAATAACTAATTTAGAAACAAAAATAATTCACAATGGCAATACAAAAGAAAAGAAAAACTAGAATGTATGAACCTTGGGGCTATATGGATGAAAACAATTATCAAAGTGCTGACATAATCATAGAGAACGATTTGGATAGCTTCTTTGCCAAAGTTGACTATAACAAGGATGACAATAAAATACATTTTAGCAATAGGGATGGCTTAGAGGTCGGTAATCTAGATGTAAATGAATTCGTTAAATCAGACCAGATTGTTGAAAGAGCATGGTATGAGGATGGTAAGATTTATATCAAGTTTACCAATGGAGACCTAATCACAATTGACGTTAAGGAGATTATTGATGAAAATGAGTTTGCAGATGGACTTCAAGTTAATGACGGTATTGTGACCGTATTGAAAGACCCAGCATCTGAAGGATGGTTAACAGTATCAATTAACGGTGTTAAGGTATCTGGTATTCAAGCTGAAATTGATAGACTTGATGAAAAAATTGATGATGAAATTACTCGTGCAACTAGTGAGGAACATCGTATTGAAGGAAGACTTAACAATGAGATTACTCGTGCAACAAACGAAGAGAATCGCATTGATGATAAGCTTGATACGGAGATAACTAGAGCAACTAGAACTGAACAAACACTCAATTCTAGAGTAGATACTCTTAATGATGAGCTTGATGCAGAAGAGTCAATTCGTGAATCAAATGATGCTGCTCTTGGTTTGAGAATAACAACAGAAACTAATGATAGAATTTCTGCTGTTACTGCTGAGAAAAACCGTGCTGAAGAGGCTGAAAGTGCATTAGGTGATAGAATTACCAATGAGACTAATAGGGCTACTAGTGCTGAAACATCTTTAAATACAAAGATTGAACAAGAAAGCAATCGTGCAATTGCAGCAGAAGAAGCACTTGATGAGAGAATTGATGAAATTATAAGTGGTTCTCCTGTTGAAAAATTAGACGAACTCATCGAGAAACTTGGATACAAGGACAATGATACTCTTAACGTTACAAATGAACATGAAGTTGCATTTGGTGAGTGGAATGTAAGCAATACTGATGTTAATCCTTCAGGACAAACAATATTCAGTATTGGCGTTGGTACTAGTGCTCACGATAGGAAAAACGCAATTGAGGTTAGAAAAGATGGAACTGTTTATATGTGGGTTGAAGGAGACTTTATGAGCATTAATCAGTTGCTTGGTCAGATTGCCCATGAGGTATACGATAACGGCTAATTATAAAATTTAATTTCGAGAAATTAGATATAAAGTGATTTTTTGAAATATTTATCATTAACAATTAAAAGAAAAAAATAACTTATTAAATTTTTATTAAAAATTATGGCAAATAATAATGTACAGAACGTTAAGTTCTTGCGTAATGGTGTTGTTTTTGTTCCTGGTAATGACAAAACAGCACGTCAAGTTGCATTGGATGCAATGGAACTACAAAAGGCAAATCTTGATGATGGTACTGCAATACTTGGTCGTTACCAAGAAACTAATGGTATTGTAAAAACTCTTGTAGGTTTTGCATACATCAGCGGTGATACAAAGACTCTTACAGTATTTGATGTTGATGGTGCAGGAGCTGACGTTGATGCAAAAATAGCGGCTGCTATCAACGCACTTGATGCTGAGAAAACTAGTACTGATGGCACTAATGTTCAAGTTAAGGTAACTGAGGTTGATGGTAAAATTACAGCAGTTAACATTACTACTGATAATACTGTTAATAGTAGTGATGTTGATACTGCAATTACCAATGCAATCAATGAATTGGATTATACTGATGCCGCTGTTAATGGACAATATGTATCTCAAGTTTCAGAAGCTGATGGTAAGATTGCTGTTGTACGTGTTGACCTTCCAAGTTTGACAGAAGTAAAGGAAACTGGTAAGCCAATTGTAGCAGTAAGCGAAAACAAAGGACAAGTTGCAGCAAGTGTTGGTACAATCAATGCTGAGTTTGTAAATATTGCAGATAGTGGTTCTCTTATTACTGCAACAACCGTAGAGGGTGCTCTTGCTGAGATTGCTGCTGAAATTGATGCAATGGATAAGCCTGCATCTGCTGAAGATGGCAAGGTTGTAACAACAGTATCTGAATCTGATGGTGTTGTATCTGAGACAAAGGCTAACGTTAAGGACTTACAGCTTGGTGGGTATACCAAAGACACAACTGCTACAGGTGATATTGCTTCTGGTGATACAATTAATGCAGCATTGAGCAAGTTGGAGAATAAGGCTGCTGCTATCACTATCAGAAATGCTGATGGTTCTATCAATGTAACAACTGGAGCAAGCGGTACAGACGTTGCTGTTCATATCAAGACTGGTGAAAAGGTACTTGCAAAGGATGGTAATAATGGTCTTTATACAAACATTTCTTTAAGTAGTATTACTCCAACTTCAACAGCTGTTAAAGAAGAATATCAGCTTACAGCAACAGATGGAACTAAACTTGGTGACACAATCAAGATTTATAAAGATAGTTCTATTGTGGAAATCTACCTTGGTACAAATGGTGACTCTGTTGATGCAACTACTGGCGTTATAACAAAACTTGATGGAGATAAACAGTATTTGAACTATGTATACTTCAAGGCAGATGGTACATATGAAATGACAAAGATTAATATCTCTGTTTTCATTACTGAACAAGAATTTGCAAGTGGTGTTACATTTGATTCAACTGAAAATAAGGTAAAGGGTGTTGTTGACCCAGCTTCTGAGAATTTCTTGACTGTTGGCGCTGATGGCTTCAAACTTGCTGGCGTTCAAGATGCAATTAATACTGCTATTAGTGGTCTTGATGCAACCGTAGGCTCTACAACTATTGCAACAGGTAAGCACGTTGCTGTTGAGGTTGTTGAAGTTAATGGTGTATTGACTACTCTTACAGTAACAGAAAATAACATCGCTGATGCAGATGACCTTACACAAGAAATTGCTGATAGAGAAGCTGGCGATACTGCTCTTTCTAACAGACTTGGTGATGGTGTTACATCTACTAACACAGCAGCCGCACAACTTGCAGCTTTGAGTGGTAACTCTTCTACCGATACTAGTGCAACTACATCTGTTGAGGGTGCTAAGAAATACGCTAAGCAATATGCTGATGAAAAAGTAGCTGCTGCTGTTGATGGCCTTGATGCTACCGTAAGTGGTGAAACTGCTGATGGTAAGGTTAACGTTAAGGTAACTGAAGCAGATGGCGTTATCACTGCTGTTGATGTGGCTGGTACTGACATTGCTTCTGCAAGTGCATTGACTGCTGAAATTGCAGCACGTAAGGCTGTTGATGGTCAAGATGGTCAAACATATGCTGCAAATACTAGTGCAAATTATATCAGTGCTGCAACTTCATTGAATGATGCTGACGTTAAGTTGGATGCTGCATTGAAGACCGCTGATGATGCAATGCTTACTGGAGTTGCAGCTGGTGATGGTATTACTGTAACAGCTAAGGCTAATAAGTCTCAGACAATTTCTGCTAAAGTTAATGGTGACAATGGTATCTTAAATGATGCAACAGGTTTGCATCTTGGCACAATTGATTGTGGTACATATTAAAAAGCAGTTAAAAACTTTAAATAATTTTTCCAAAAAGGGGTTAGAAACATAGATTTTCTAGCCTCTTTTTTATTTTTGTATAATATTTATTATTAACAAATATCTTATTGTGAGATATATTGTGTAATATAATGCTGACATTCTTGTCAATTGTTGGGTTCTATAATCCTGAAAAACAATTATATTGGAATTAATAATAACAAATAAGATAAAAAATAATTTATACATTTATGGCAAAAAACGTTGAACACGTTTCCCACATTAAAAGTAAGCTAAAGACTAATGGTTTGCCACAATTGCCAACTGCCGATAAATTGGTGGATGGTGAGATTGCCATTAACTATGCTGAAGGTGTGGAAACAATATCAATTAGAAATGAGAATAGTGCAATAACAACATTCTCATCTGACAATTATTATACCAAGAAAAAACTTGGTAGTAGGTTTACTGGTAATAATGTAACTGTTACAGAAGCAATTAATGAACTTGAAGAAATTATTTCAAAAAAGGACGAAACTGTTGCAGCCGCATTGAATGATTTAAAAGATAATAAACTAGACGTATCAGCGTATACTCCAACAGATTTATCTAACTATTATACTAAAGATGAAACTAGTGGAAAAACAGAGATTTCAAATGCACTTAGTGGAAAGGTAAACAGTGCTACTTATACTGGGCACACTGCTGATACTAACGTACACTTTAGTGGCAACGAAAAAGCAAACCTTGATGCACTTGCAACAAATATTGCCGCAATCAGTGGAATTACTTCTAATGATATTACCAATTGGAATGCTGCTGCTGGAGTTGATATGAGTAAATATTATCAGAAGACAGAGACAAGTGGAAGTACTGAGTTAACGACTGCATTTGGCAATAAAGCAGATAGCAGTGCTTTAACTACACATACTTCTGATACAACAATTCACATTACGCTTGCTGAAAGAACATCCTGGAATGCAAAAGCTGAGGTATCTGATATTCCTTCTGTAACTGGCTATGCCGACAGTGTTAAATATAATTCAACAACACATTATGTTGAGTTCTATCATGGAACTACAGCTGGCACAAAGGTATTCGAGTATGATGCCTCTCCATTCATAGTTGATGGCATGGTACAGAATGTTGAAATTAAAAATGTAACAAGCGGTAGTAGTCAAGTTACTTGTCTTGTGGTATCATTTAATACTGATGCTGGTAAACAAGATATTAACATTCCAATATCACAAATATTCGATGCAAGTAATTACTATACAACAGCTCAAACAAGCGGTTCAACAGAATTGCAAACAGCATTTAATGGTAAGACAGATACGGCAGCAACGAAGGCACTTAATGATGTTGTAACTGCACATACTGCAAACACGAACATACATTTAACAGCCACAGAGAAGGGTCAGTTGCATACTCACAGTAATAAAACATATCTTGATGGTATAACTGGTACTGTTGGTACTATGGCTTATCAGAACACTAGTTCATATTCTAGTGCAACACAAGTAAGTACTGCTTTGAGTAATAAGGTAGATAGCACTGAATATGCAGCATTCTCAGCAGCAACAAATAACTCTATAAGCGATTTAAGTGGACAGAGTGAGACTGTTTCAGCGGCTTTAAATAATCTAAACAGCAAGAAACTAGACATTACAGCATATACACCAGTAGATACGTCTTTATATTATAAGAAAACTGAAACAAGTGGCTCTACAGAAATACAAACAGCATTAAATGGCAAAGTAGATACAACTGCATTTATAAGTCATACAGGTAGTTCTGTACACATGACAACTACTGAGAAAACTAATCTAGATTCGTTAGCAACAAATATTGCAGCAATTAGTGGTATTACGTCAAGTAAAGTAAACAATTGGGATGATGCAAATTCTAAGAAGCATAGCCATAGTAATAAAACTGCATTAGATGGTATCACTGGTAATGTGGGAACAATGGCTTATGAGAATAAGACATCTTATTCAAGTGCAACTGAGGTAAATACAGCATTGTCAAATAAAGCAGATAAGACTGCTGTTGATGACTTAAGTGGACAGAGTGAAACCATTGCTGCTGCATTGAATGACCTTAATATAAGGCTAACAGAAAATTCAAGTACAGTTACTAGTAATGTTGAGGAATTAGAAGAGACTATTACTGCTGCTGTTACTGATATTAATGCTAGAATGGCTGAAAATACTGCATTGGCAGCATTAGCCGAACAAGTAAGATTATTAACTGAAAGAGTTAAAGCATTGGAAAATGCTGCTTTTGGGGCATAACATAGTAAAAAATATAATTAAATATGATTATAATTAATTCTAAACACATAAAGGCTGATGAGGGAAAGGTACTTATCAGAACCTGGGATAACATGAATTTTGGATTTGAAGCTTTCCTTGGTAAAAGTTTAAGAGACGGTGTACTTGTTGATGATACACCAGAAGATTTCCATGAAGAAGATTACGTACCAGATGATGGTGGCGATGAACCTATGGAAAATTAATAATAACCCTTAAAACACACATTTCAAATGAAGTATACAAAACAATATATAAATGAGGCTGCATACGATGCAGACAACACAAGGGTTAAACCAAATGTATCATACTTGACTGAAGATGATGCTGTTAAATATAACCCATATAGTATCAGTGGTCGTGATGCTAAAGCTGGAACAATTGTTCTCGTAAAAGCATCAACCCCATCTGAGAAAATATTTGTTCCTTATGAGTCATGGGATGCAACTACCTATAGTAGTTATACACCTATTGGAGTGGTTGTTGTACCATTTACTCACACACCAGATAGTACAGTAAGAATAATGTCATTGAAAAACATGTGCTTAACTAACCCTAATAATGGTAGTACTGCTACTGACGGCTCTTATAGTACAATTTCATTCTATTGGGGTGGATATAGTACTGATGCTGGTTTAAGCAAATATACATATGTACCTAATGTTTCAAAGACAAACCAATCTTCATCTACTGTTGGTTCACAAGACTGGGTTAGAATTCCATCCAATTATGTAAAGGGTTCAACATTTAGTGGTGGTGTTGAATCAACTCTTGATGAAGGAAGTAAGTATTATGTAAGTAATGAAGACATTAGATATGGTGTTTCTCCATATGTTACATATAACTGGAAGTCTTATGAGGCATTATCAATCATTGATAAGACAAAGAATGCGCTATTAGACTATGATGGTAGTGGTAATACTGCAACTATACTTGCATTAGATAATGCTGTAAGTACTGCTTGGCAGACAGCATCAACCATCACCAATAACAGTGGCGCAACTAATGTACATGCGCCTGCTCAGTGTTGTTGGAGGTATTCTACACTTGGCACAAGTCAAGGTCAATGGTACTTACCAGCATGTGGTGAGTTAGCTTATTTACCTGCAAGATATGCCGACATTAATGAGGCACTTACCAAACTAATGGCAGCAGATAGTGCGTTGGCTATCAGACTATGGAGAAATGACCCATCTGTACAAGACCCTAGCGGTTCTGTTTACGGCAATTGGTTGTGGTCTTCTACCGAGTTTAGTGCAAACTATGCGAGGATTGTGGGTGTGAACCGTGGCAATGTGTACGACAACGGTAAGAACGGTTCAAATACAAGTAACCGTGTGAGGGCTTTCGCTGCTTTAACCGTTTAATCTTTCGCTCTTTCTCTTGTTACTACAGAGAAAGAGCATGAACGTGATATTTATTTAATGTAATACATTATTCATTAATCATTCAACACATATGCAATGTATATAATAAAATTGTGAAATGATATTGGTCGGAGCTAGGAAGGTCAAGGCGTTCCTAGGAGTACATTTAAAATTAAAGGCATACGCACTACCTAACAATGTGATTTGGCAGTTAATACAATATCGGTGGTAAACTGGTATTAAACAGACGTATGAACTTACACTAGCAATTCTGTTTACGGCAATTGGTTGTGGTCTTCTACCGAGTATAGTGCAAACAATGCGAGGAATGTGAATGTGAACAATGGCAATGTGAACAACAACAATAAGAACAATTCAAATACAAATAACCGTGTGAGGGCTTTCGCTGAATTGGTTTTACGTGTTTTAATCAATATTGTGTTGATGATTAATGAATATATGAGAAATTGATAAAACAATAATAATTAAAATAATACGTATTAAATTTATAATTATGGGAAAATTTATAACAAATTTTGATACAGTTAATGCATATAACGAGGCAGCTCCAAGTTTTGATTTACCTCACGTATCTTTAACTAAAAATGATAACATCGTACACTATCATCCAATTTCATCATTGGCTGTAGGAACGTATCTTTATAATAACGGAACAACAGGAACTACTGCAAATTCTAATGTTGTTGGCGTTTGTGTAATACCAGATGGATTACTTCCAGATAGAAAAGCAAGATTCATGTCAGTTAAGGCAATAACAACAGCATCAACAGCAGGCTCTACTTCAGAAAATGGTATCATTTGGTCAAGTAATTATAGTAGAACAGTACTGCCAAAACAGTATACAGAAGTTCCTTGTGTTGGTTTAAATGAAGACGAAGGAACAGGAGTTATAACTAATCAAGTAGAACATTCAAATGATAATGGCTATATGCCATCAGATTCTGAGAACGGTAATTTTACTGCTCTTACAAATCCATACGATAGTGTAACAATGTTTGCTTACGATGATTCTGACCACCATATACCATCGCCATTCATGAACAATGGGGCATTTAATGAAAATTATTCTACTTTATTTACTACAGGTGGAACTGCAATTAACAACGCACTATCTGATTTCGATGGATTTAGAAATACGCAGATTCTCATTAAGGATGCTGACGTGGTTGCAGCAAAACATTGTGCAATATTTAATCCTGGATATAGAGAGGGAGAATGGTATTTACCAGCAGTTGGTGAACTTGGTTTCATCATGCCAAGATTTAAAGTAATCAATAGTAAATTATCAGCACTTGGTTCGAGTGGAGTTCAGTTGGATGGCACCGCTTACTGGTCTTCTACCGAGTATGATGTAGGCAATGCTTGGCTTGTGTACGCAGACTATGGCAATGTGTACAACCTCGCTAAGTACGACGCCTACCGCTATGTCCGTGCTTTCTTGGCTTTATAAACTTTAATTCTTTAATCCTTCCTCTTGTTACTACAGAGGAAGGATAATAATAAAACATTTAAAATTTTCAATTGGTTATGACAACAACACAACTTCCAGTGTTTAGGAAAATGTATGATTTAAATTTAATGTTAATACGTCTTGTAAACAATTTTCCAAAGCAATATAAATATAATGTAGGTGATGAACTTATTAAAACATCTTTGAGATTATTTAAACATTTATTTGCAGCAAATAGGGAATATGATAATAAAATTAAAAGAGTAGAGCATTTAGATAATTTCTTAGATGATTATGATTTACTGAAAGTGTTAATTAGATTGGCTAATGAAGAGAGGATGTTTTCCATTAAGGATGCGGCAAACCTTGCGTTATTAACAGAAAATATTACAAAGCAAATTAATGGTTGGAGAAATAAAAGTAGCAAGGAATATACTGAAGATACACTTGTATCAGAAGAATAAAAATAATTAAATAAAACATAATAAACTTGGGAAGAATCTAGAAGGTCAAGGCGTTCTGGAGAGTTACCACAAATATTAAAGGCTCATGGACTGCTTGGCAATGTGGCTAGGTAGTTAATACGATAGAGGCGGTGAACTTCTATCAAACACTCATGAGAACGAGCAGAAAAAGTGGAGTTCAGTTGAATGACAACAACAATTACTGGTCTTCTACCGAGTATGATGAAAACAATGCTTGGAATGTGAACACAAACAATGGCAATGTGAACAACAACAATAAGAACAACAACAACTATGTCCGTGCTTTCTTGGAATTAGTGTTTTGGTATTTACCAAGTTTATTTTTTTAATATTGTTATGAAATTTGATGCATTGACATCAATTCCTTTGGAAGATTTCTTTATAGCATATTATCAATGTAGAAAACGTAAAAGAAAAACGATAAATGCATTGCAGTTTGAAGTTAATTATGAAGAAAACCTAGTTAAACTTTGGAGAGAAGTAAACTCTAGAAAATATGAGATTGGAAGAAGTATATGCTTCCTAGTTACAAGGCCAAAATTAAGAGAAATATTCGCTGCTGATTTTAGAGACAGAATAGTGCATCACGTAATAATGATGCGTTTAGAACCATTATTTGAAGAAGTCTTCATAGAAGACAACTATAATTGTAGAAAGGGTAAAGGAACACTGTATGGTGTTAAGAGATTGCATGAACAGATTAGGCAATGTTCATGTAATTATAGTGAAGATTGCTATGTGGGTAAGTTTGATATGCAAGGATTCTTTATGAGTATCCATAAACCAAAGTTGTGGAAAATGCTTGAAAAATTCATAAAAGAAAATTACCATGAAAATGATAAAGATATTTTACTTTGGTTAGTGAATAAAGTGGTAATGAATTGTCCACAGTATAATTGTATAAGGAAAACACCCATACATATGTGGGATAGACTAGCTAAGAATAAGTCACTGTTTACTTGTGGAGATAATTATGGATTACCAATTGGAAACCTCACATCACAATGTTTTGCTAATTTCTATTTGCATTGGTTTGATTTATATGTTAAAAATGAGTTTGGATTTTATGGGAGATATGTGGATGATTTTTATGTAATTTGTAAAAATAGAAATCAAATATCTAAATTTATACAAAATATGTCAAACTATTTAATTAACAATTTAATGGTTAAATTACATCCAGATAAAATATACATACAACATTATAGAAAGGGTTTAAAGTTTACTGGCTCTGTTGTAAAAGGTAAGAGATTATATACCAGCAATACAACAGTATCAAATACATATATGTCTATACATAAGTTTAATGGTGAAATAAGTGCAGAAAACGTTGAACATTTTGTTCAGTCTTTAAACAGTTATTGGGGTTTTATGAAGCATTATAGCTCATATAATGTAAAAATGAAAATATTTGAATTAATTGATTATAGATGGTTTAGATATTTATCATATAATGCGCCTAAGAAAAAATTTGAAATTATAAACAAATATAAAGAAAATATAATAGTGAAGCGTGATTTAAAAAATAGAAATAAATTTTGTAAAAAATATTATGAGATTCCAAGTTAGTTATGACGGCTCAAAAAATTTTTGAATTAGAAAAACGTGATGGAAATAATTTATATGATATTCATTTTTATCTAGAAGGTATATTTTGGAAATCTTATGAATGGAGTGCCTATTTGAGCCACATATTTCCATCAGATTTACAAGATAGCAAAAAATTGAAAATACTTAAGAAGCAAACAAAATATAATGATAATGGGTTTATACAAGTAGGGTTACAGTTATCATCATTTGAGAAATATTTTCCTAATGCTGTAGATGATGAGGAAATATTTGAATTAGATAGAAAACACATTATTATTCATTCTGAAAAATATTTTACAGAATATGATTTTTCTAATTATGAATTGATTTTGAACGAATGCAAAAATAAAATACCATTTAATAGTAATTTACATAAAAATAATAAACCATATGAAACTAGGATAAATTCATTGTTAAACGAAATAATATCTTATCCAATTGAAAGTAAAAGTTTAGTTGATAACACTAGTTTTTTAATTGGTATTAAAAATACCGCAATTAAAATTAAAAATTCTATATAGTTTAAATAAATTTAAAATATTTATTATATAGAATAACTTAATAAAATATTTAATTGAATTATGAATAAGAACATTATTTCATTAGGACTTTTACGTAACGGTAAGGTCTATGGAACAAAACAACTTGCAATTCAAGGATTAACTCAAGTTGCAACAAATGACGGTGTAGCAAAACTTGCTCGTTATCTTGATGAGAATAATGTCATCAGAACGGTAGTTGGATTTTATGCCGATGCTTCCGAAATGGAAGATAATGGAGGTGGTACATCATCTTATACTATTCTTGATGTAGATGGCAGTGCTGCTGATGTTCAAGAACTTAGAGAAGAAATTGCTGCCATTAATTTAGTTATTGGTGATGGTATAGCTGGTACTACTCTTACCGCAGCCATTAACGATGTTAATGCAAGACTTGGTGAAGGATTTACAGAAGAAAACACAGTAGCAAATGCATTGTCCGATTTAAGAACTGAACTAGTAGCTGCGCTTACAATCTCTTTAGATGTTGCAGGAACGCCTACAAGCGGTTATCTTAAAACATATATATTATCACAAGGTATAAGTGAAATTGGACGTATAGACATCCCTAAAGACCTTGTAGTAACAAGTGGTAGTTTAGTGCATGGTACATGGACTGATGATACATTTACAGAAGACCTAGAAGGACCAGACACAGCACTTAAATTGATTATAGCAAACCAAGAGGAACCAGTATACATCAACACAAAAGATTTGGTTGACTATTATACAGCTGGTAATGGTATTGATATTGATAACACACATAACACAATTGCACTTAAACTTGATGCAAGTGGTGAACCATTCTTAACAGTTGGTGTAGATGGGCTTAAGCTTGATGGTGTACAAATTGCGATAGATAAGGCAATAAATGATGCAAAACTTGACGGTAGTGATGGTATATCAATAGCCTCCAACAAGGTAAAGGCTGTGGCTGCAAAGTTCTCTGCTAGTGCATTGAAAAACCCAATAACAGTTAATGAGGATGGTATAAAGTTTGCTAGCCTTCTTGATTGCGGTTTCTTCGATGATATTACTGCTGTTGTATTTACTGCTGAAGAAATCAATTCTATTGACAATCCAATTGAAACAGATGTATTTATTAATGGTGACGCAGCATTAAATGCGTTGGCAGCAAAGAAGACATTCAAGAATATTGAAGTATCTAATGTTGACGCAAATAACCAGATTTACCTATATGCAACTGATAACATCGTTGTTGATGGTATGGAAGTAACTGGTGATAAGGGTTCAACAAATGGATATGTACTTTACAGTGCAAAAGATATTGAAATAAGTAATTTGTCAATTGCAAATGGCTCTACTGCATATAATATATTTGAAGGAGACCAGACAAATCAAAACCTTGAGGTACTGAATGCTAGTAACGTAACAGTTGATAACCCTTCACTTACACATAATGTATTCAATGTATATAAACCACAAAACAATGCAGTTATTAGCATTAAAGACTCTAAATTCAATTTAACTGTTGATAATTCTAATGTGTTGAGAATTTCAAATACAGCAAATGCCACTGGTGTAACTGTTAATTTTGAGAACATTGAATGGACATATGAAAATGGATTGTCATTCAACGATTGGCGTTGGGCAGGACTTATCATTTATCAGCCATACAGTACTGATAGTGGATTGAGTGGTGACTTAACAGCAATGAAGACTTGGAAGTTCAATTTCAAGAATTGTAAGTATAATGGTGTTAAGGTAAATGCCAATAACTTTGGTCAGCATAACCAAGTATTCTATTTATACTGTGTAGGTACGAGTGGTAGCATTAAAGATGCAAGTGCTGAAGGTCTTGTATTGAACTTTAATTAAAGCAAAATAATTTCGAATTTTTTTAAATATTTCTTTTATTCCCAAGAGAGCCGTGATGACTGTACTTGGGAATTTTTGTTTTATGACGTGATATTTATAGGTAAAATAAACTAATATGGATAAAGAATCAGTTGATTGGGAACAAGTTAGGGTTGATGCATCAATCAATGTTATGAATGCCATATTGTCAAGCTCAATAATGGTATTTATAGTTCAGTTTATATTTAAGAAGCAGATAGCTGATATTGCTGTTGGCTATGCTGATAAATTGGTTGAGGAACTGAAGAAAGAAAAAACGCTCAAGGATTAGTACCTTGGGCGTTATTTTGTTGCTGCTGTCGTAGCAAGTTATTGTATTCGTTATAGATTTGCTCTAGATATTGCACAATGGCTAATATTGGTGGAACTTGTTGATATAGGCTCATTTGTGCATTTTTGTTATCGCATTCTTGTTTCTTTTGAGGAAATTGCTGCATTAATACGGACAGTTTTACTGACGGTACTGTATTTGGATTAACACCATTTCTCATACCGTTGTTTTCGTAGCTTCCCCTTGTTAGGAAGTTCTTCGTCTTATAGTATCCTCTCTTTGCATCATTCCAAAAGTTTCCTCCCAACTCTGGCGGTATGTTTATCCCCCAATTACTAAGACCTTCGTTCAAGTTGTTTGCATTAACGCATCTGTTAACCGCATGAATAACTTGAATGCAATACACTTCAAAATTACTTATGAATGTATTTAGTGACCTATCTGTGACGGAATGATTTTTTAATTTGCTTAATTCATTGTTTATTCCATTTGCAGATTGCATCAACGAATTGATGTTTTCATTGATGATAAACTTGTTAATCTCTTCATTTATAATTTTTTTAAAATTCATAACAAAAAAAATTCTTCTAATATATAAATATCAGAAGAATGTACAAAGTTTGAACATAAATTTGGAATTTCCATCTTTGATTTTATACTTGGAAACATCTATGTGTTTTGTTATGTTGAATCCATATCTGAGGTTAAAGTCATCAGCCATTTTCTTGAACTCTTTTCCATGAGTACACTTAGCGTCCAATCCAACGTACAGTAGGTAGTAATGAATCATTTCGTGAATCATTATGTCTCTGAACTGTTCCTCAGTGTAGTCGTAGTTATCACTGATTTCAATGGTCTCATTGTAATAGTTGCCATATTCATCAACATCGCAATGGAAATACCCCAATGTCCTATATGAGTGTGAAATCACAAGGTTTGGTATTGGGAGTACGCCATCGAAGTATTCTTCATTATGGCAGTGGAATGCTGCCAATAGGTTAAACTCACTTACTACCATACCATTCAAGCCATAAAATGATTAGATATATAATTCCAAGTCCTAGAATTAAACCAACAATTCTTCCAAGTATTATCTGTATCCATCCAACAACCCAATCTTTGAATGAATTGAACTCCCAGATTATTCCGTTAATTTCTTGATAAAATCTCATAAATTATTTGTTTTTGTTTTATTGGAATATGCGCTATTAACCGATTACACCACGAACAGAGCGACCATAGAAACGGTAGTTGCTGCCCAAGCTAATGTAATCACGGTCGAGATACAAGTAGTGACCGTACTTGACACCAAAACTGTAGAGAGAACTACTCCAGACAGTTCCGTATTCACCTACGTTGCCTATAATGCCATAGCCAGCGGTGCTAGCAGCAGGAATGAACAATGTATTTCCATTCTTTTTGCTTGTGAACAAACGTCCATTGATACCACTACCTTGATAGTCAGTTACCCAAGTATTAGTACAATTACTAGTATTTAACAGCTCTTTGAACTGCGTATCAGTAGGCATATGCCAATTGCCTCCCCAATTTGCTCTTGCTGCATCATCCTCAAGGTCAAGCATTGTTTTACCATCTGTTGCATTGTACTTGGTGAAGTTTTTTGATTCATCACCATACTTGTAGTTTGACCATCTAAACGTTTTTATTGAGACATCGGCATATCCTTGTGTATCTCCCCATTGGAAGTATAGTCCATAATCGGTTTCGGAGGTTGCGCCAACATTCATTGTTGCCCACAACGTTCCGCTTGGCAAACCAAGGTCAACATATTCTTTACCTTGGTGGAAATATTTTATTTTTCCGTCTGCATGTAAGGAACAATTTAGTTTTAGACGTTTTATACGTTCTTCATTCGAAATAACATTTTTCATAATGTTGTTTATTGTTTATGTTGCAAAGGTACGAAATAAATTTAAATTATCAAAAGAAATAATGTTAAAAAGATAAAAAATATCTATTTATATAGAAAATTAATAAAAACAAATCATAAATAATATATATATGCCGAAATTTTTAACATCTTTGTTCACTGAGTTGGCAAGCGTTATTGGTGGTGGAGTCAATGGTGCTCTAGGCATAATGACCTCTTTAATCGGTAAAGGGTTTAACATGGCGGTTCAATTCCACGAAGAGGGTATTGCATTTGCTAGGGAAGTTGGTCTTAGTGCAAGAGAAGCGCAAGCATATACTCAAGTTTTAACTGAAAGAACTGAGAGACTAGCACTAAAATATGGCGTTGCTGCTGATGCGATTAGGGAAGTGCAGAGAGGTATTGTTGATGCAACTGGTAAACAGTATATGCTAAATGAGGCAGAAGCTGAGAGGCAAGTTCAGATTAACAGGTTAGTTGGCGCTGGAACTGCAAATCAGTTTACTGAGCAGATGATGAACCATATGGGTGCCCAGTTGAGCACTGTACAAGGTGCTGTCTCAAAAGCATATGCAACTGCGGCTAAAAGCGGACTAAATGCAGCGAAATTCAGCAAGGAAGTCGCCAAAAATCTATCTTTGGCAAACAAGTTGTCATTCCGTGATGGTGTCAACGGCATCATTAAGATGACAGCACTTTCTGAAAAGCTTGGTTTTAACCTACAATCTGTAGAAGCAGCTGCCAATAAATTTATGGACTTGGATTCTGCAATTGAGTCATCGGCACAGTTACAGATGCTTGGTGGTGCTGCTGGCGCATATGGCTCAAATCCATTAACAATGGCGTATGAGGCAAATTATGACCCAGAGGCATTTACTGAGAGAATGACGAAAACACTAGGAGGATATGCTTCATTTGATGCAAAAACTGGTATGTCAAATGTTAATGGCATGAACCGTGATTTCGTTAAAGGAATTGCTCAAGCAATGGGAATCAGTATGGATGAAGCAATGTCAATTGCCAAAAAACAAGCAGAGGTTAAATATAAAGAAAATGCTTATGGCGCAAAATTTGCCAATTTCTCAACAGAAGAAAAAGATTTTATAATGAATAAATCATATGTTGAGAATGGAAGACTATACATAAATGACACTAGTGGAGAAAAACATGACATAACAAATGGCAACATAGACCAGAGTATTATCAAAGAACTTCAAAAATTTAATAATATGTCTGAGAAAGACATAATGCAGCAGCAAGCTGAAACTTTAATTTCAATAAATGACCAAATAAAAGGCATTGGTGCTTCATTTATGGCTAGTATTGCCAAGTATCTGAATCAGTATTTACCAGGTGCAACGACAGCAATTAAGGACTTAGCGAAGGAAATACAGCCACATATCCAAGAAATTGGAAGGAATGTTGGCGATTTTGCCAAGACAGTGATAGGATGGGCTAAAAGTAATAAAGATACTATAAAAGACGTTGTAAAAGGTATATATGGTGTTACTGCTTGGCTCACAAAACATTGGCCTATACTACTTGGTTTGTGGGTTGGAAAAAAGATTCTAGGAAATTCACCACTAGGCTCAGTAGGCACTTCTATTGGGGCAAGGGCAGCAAAAGGAGGTACTAGCATTATTAAGTCAGCTAGTCATGCCATAAAATCAATGTGGACTACGCCTTTGAAATTAGCAAAATCTAGTGTTAGAGCGACTAAAGCATTTAAGGGTGCGATAACTCATGGAAGTGGTATTAAAGGAGCTTTTGCTGCTGCAAAAACTAGTTTATCTAGGGCTGGAACGCTTAAAACATTTGGAAAATTAGCGAAAAGTGGTGGAGTTGGCATAATAGGGGCGATTGGAGGCATTGGCGTTGATTATTTGGCTGATAATGGAAAAATAAAGAAAGGTGGAAAATCTCACCAAGCACTCAAAGCAACGACCACTGCGCTTGAATATGGCGCTATCGGTGCAATGTTCGGACCTTTAGGGGCTGGAATTGGTGCTGCTGTTGGCGCAGTTAAAGGCGCATATGATACTTGGAAATCACTGCCAGAAAATGCAGATAAAGATTTCATTGATTATGCAAAATCGGTTGGAAACAGCATTGTGGAAGGTGGAAAAGAAGCATTTAGTTGGGCAAAAGAAAAAATAGGTCCAGCATTGTCTAGCGTAAATAAAGAAATACAAGAAAGGGGAGGTTATTTAAGTGTTGCATTTAATCTCATTACCACTCCTATTAGGCTTTTCATAAATACATTAGAAGGAATTGCTAAATTAATAATGCACCCAGTTGATACCATAAAAAATATTTGGGATAAACTGACAAGTTGGCTTAGTGGTGATAATGTATTAGGTAAATTGTTTAACAAGGCTGTTGATGCGATTATTGGTGAAAAGCATGCCAATGGTGGTATAGTTGGTGGAAATTCATACAGTGGTGATAAGATATTAACTAGCCTTAACAGTGGCGAAATGGTATTGAATAAAAACCAGCAAGCTGCGTTGTTTAATTTCATAAACGAAATGCCTAGCGTATTGTCAAAAATTGGTACTAATGGAGTACAAACTGATTTATTTAGAAACCTTGGTAGCATATTTAGCAGTATAGTGAGTCCGTTGTCGGTTCTCAAGAACTCAAACGATGTAAAAGCAAAACCAGTAGGAGAGAAGGAATATATATATGTTCCAACCAATGCTAATTCATCAAATGGTTTTAGTGAGGTTACAGTTAAAGACATCAACGTAAACATAAACGGTACTCTTAAACTTGATGCTGGAAATCTTACAAAAAATCTAGACATCAACAATTTGTTAAACGACAGTTCATTTGTTTCTCAATTGAAAGATTTGATTAAAGAGTCAATTAACAATGATATGAATGGAGGTAGGTTTATGAATGATAATGCGACATTAAGAGGAAGCCTAGCAAATATAACTTATTGGGGTCGTTAATCTTTAAAATAAAATAGTTGAAATTATTTTTTATATATGGCAAGTTTTTTAGGAAAACTAGGGAATGTCACAGCTGACCTATTGAGCAACAGTGATTTTATCAATAGGTCAGTTGGTATGGCTAATTCATATGAGGATATAATGTTTATAGTTCAAGCCCTAGGCCGTGAACCTATCAGTCTGTTGGGTAAAGACTATCTATACATTTTTGACCATGTTAGGAGAAATTATAACATGGGTAGTAATGTCATGGACTATAACTCAAATGAATGCCCAAAGTTTACGTTCTATAAGGAAAAACCAACAGTAAGGTTTGCCAATCCTTACGATGACCCGAAAAATCTACTAGACAGATGGACACCAGATGTTGATTTTGAAAGTACTTCTAAAAGAAACATATTATACTCTTATGCCGAGTCTGATGATGATAGAACGAATAACAAAGAAATTGGTGAGAAATATGACATAGATGGTGCTAATCCTGGAATTAACTTTGGCGCAATATCTAGTTTTGCTAATAGTTTGGATACTTGTGACTTGATTAAAAAGACAAATGATAATTTTAATCATGGTAAATATAAGACTCTTATTGCTAGATTTCATACTAATTCAATGGATTCTAGAAATAAAGAAGACATCACACAAACAGCATTCAGTAACCAATATGGACAATCTCATGGTAGAAACTTATTAAAGGTAAAGCCAGATGAGCCAAATGGATATAATAACCCATATTGTAGAGTATGGACTTATCACCATCAATATAATCAATTGGCTAGGGCAATAAGACCATTTGAATACGAAACAAAGGAACAACTTGAAAAAGCAGAAACAAGTAGTGGCTATGATACCGTAGGATTCAGAACAAAAGAAACTGAAAAATATGGATTTGATGGCGGTAGTAAAAGACTAGATAAATATGGTGTATTAAACTACAGAAATGGTTTGGTTAACATAGCACCTACTGCTAAGATTAAAGATTACTTCGAACATAGAGAAGATGATGAAAAAGCAGTATCTACAAAAAAATGTATGTTCTCAATTGAAAACTTGGCTTGGAAAAGTGAGAACATAATACATGATGAATACGACCAATTTGGTTTATCACCAGAGCAAAAAGGACCACTTGGTGGACGTATAATGTGGTTTCCACCATATGACCTTTCATTTAGTGAAGATGTAAGTGTAAACTGGAATGCAAATCAATTTATTGGTAGGGGTGAAAAAGTATATACATATACAGACACAGAAAGACGTGGTAATTTATCATTTACATTGTTAATTGACCATCCAGCAATACTTGATTATTGGACTGGTCATGAGCGTAATGGAATGAAAAACAATGGAAAAACACTTCTTCCAGGAAATGACGGTGGTGTTGATGAGATAAATAACCAAGAAAATACTCTTCTAAGATTCTTTGCAGGTTGTGAAATTCTAACAGCTAAACCGCAAGAGTTTAGAAAAAGAGTTAGGGTTGCAAAAAAAGAAAAGGATGTAAAACAACCTGTTAAGGAAGACCCACCAGAGCCAGAGGTACATGAACCAACAATTACTGAAAAGGCGATACATTGTGTATTATATTATCCTAATAACTATAGTGGAGTTGATGACGTACCGACTAAAGCTAGTGGAAAGGTTAATGCTATTTATTATCTTATGAATGGTATTGGTGCTCAGAAATTTGTTAACGATAATAAAGATGCTGAAGACATTCCAACTACAATTGACACACAAGTAACCATACAAGGAACTGAAAACACTGGCGGTTATGAAGTTGGTAGAAATCAATTTAGTATGGGAGGTATATCTGTTGCAATAGCTAATCTTAATGCAGATTATAACCAAATTAAAACCACTTATTCTGATTTAGAAACAAAAGATAAAAAAGCACAATATTTGACTAGTCCTGCTGGCGTTAGAGAAGACCAAACCGAAGGATATATTGCTAAATATGGTGAAAAAAGCTATCCATTAGCAAAAATAATCGGTTCTCAAGCCATGTCATTGGGTGGTGCAGCTACACAGTCTAACTTAACTGGAGCAACACACCAATGGTATCGTAGACGTTGGTATTATCGTGTAGATAAAGTATATGAGAATCAGCAATTTTCTAGACCAGATAGCTATCTTGATACAAGAGATTTCGGATTAAACGGTGTTAAAGGATATAGAAGCGCTAAAGAGAATGAATCTATAGCCAAAGCATTTGGTTTGGATGGAAATGACGAAAATACAACGCTTATTAGCTTTGCTGATATGTTTGTTGCATTAGAGGGTCAAAAAGCAGAAGAGTTGTTAAGTGGTCAGTTTAGCGAAGGTAATGTTAAACTTGTGAAAGAATTGATGGAGAATAAAGAAAGATTTAAGATTACTGAAATTAAATTTGAAGGACATGCTTCTTATCAAGGTTATGCTAAATCAAACGACACACTATCTAACAACAGAGCATTGACATTCAAAAAATGGATGGAAAATAAAAAATTTCCTGAAATTGATAAGGCAACAACTGGAACCAAAAAAGAAAGTCCAAAAAACAATGTTGATAAGGGAAATAACAGCGATAAAGTTGTTAAAATGTGGCGTAGTGCCTCAGTTATAATCAAATATAACGAGACTAGTATTGAAACTGCTGCAATGGCAGAATCATCGTCTGTTGAAAGTGGTAAAACTGATATAAATACAAATGCTCCATTGAATCAGATTGATAAGGTATCAATAGAAAATAATAAAACGAGCGTTTTACCTGCACCGCCATCAAGTATAATTAATCCTTATAAAACTACCGATGATTGGCTTAAAGCAAATCAAAAACGTTTTGATGAACAACTTAGAGAGTTTTCATATAAGCTAAAAGGTCAGCAAGATGGAAAAGACTATTTTAACGAAATGTCTTGGGATTTTGATAATTCATATCTTCAAAATCAAACTGGAATTACAGGCGTTAAAAAAGGCATTGTTGAGCGTTATGATAATGAGGGTGAGTTCTTTGAACTGCTTGAAAAGAACAGTCCGTTCTTGCATCATTTGATAACAGACAAAATAAAATACTTTGACCCAGCATACCATTCAATATCACCTGAAGGATTTAATGCGAGATTAACATTCTTACATCAATGTACAAGGCAAGGTTCTACTGTTGGTAGTTCAGACCAAGGTTCTACTACCGCATATAACTTAGCGTTTGGTAGACCGCCAATATGTGTATTGAGACTTGGTGATTTCTATTATACTAAGATTGTTATTAATAGCATTAGTATACAATATGAAACACCACAATGGGATTTAAACCCAGAAGGTATTGGTGTTATGCCAATGTTTGCAAAAGTAACGATTAACTTTGTATTCTTGGGTGGTAGTGACCTAGCTGGTCCTATTTCACGTCTACAGAATGCTGTATCGTTCAACTATTATGCAAATACTAGCGTTTATGATAACCGTGCTGAAATGGTACAATATGATGCAGATGGTAATGGGCATGAAGTTAAATTTAAGCCTTATTCTTATCCAGATATGATAGAAACAGGTGAACCAAAGCAAGAAAAGAAAAAAGGTGTCGTTGACACTGAAGAAGACCTTAGATGGATGAAAGAATTCTATAAGGGTGTTAATGTAAGGAATACTGAAACAATGCAGACCGATGAAAGAATTACAACTTTCGATAAAAATTTTAAATAATGTATGACATATAACAGATATAAATCATTTATAGTGGATGGTACTTACAAAAAGATACCATCCATTGAAGTACCTTCTTCTAATTCAGACCTTTATGTTTATTATGAAGTGGGTAAAACAAGATTGGATTTGCTTTCATACCAATATTATGGAGACCCTAATTATGGTTGGTTGATATTGCAAGCAAATCCTGATGCAGGTTCTTTAGAATTTAGGATAAAGAATCATACAAGGTTACGTATTCCATATCCATTGGATAATGCAATTCAAGGATATGAAGCAAACATTAACAGATATAATAATTTATATGGATTAAATAAATAAATTTATGCCAACACCTCATTCAAGTGTTAATTATGTAGAGCCTAATTTTAGTTCAGTTAAAGGAGAATTCAGTGGTGGAACTTTCCAAGACTGGGCACTTAAGGACGATTATGAAAGAGCACCAAGATTGGAGGATTATTCCATAATGCTTAATCTTGAGGTTGAAGTTTGTAGCAGAAAAAACATTTCTAAAAATGAGACTGTTACAAAAGATGTTTTGATTTTGTCATATACGACAAATCAAAGCAATGGAACGTCTGTTGTTAATTTTATGGGTGGTACTAAAATAGAATGTAATGATTCTGAAAAACACAACATAAACTTTTTGACAACAAACTATGCTGACATGTATGTTGGTGATTTAATAAATTATGGTACTACTGAAATGATTGGTGTTAAATCTGTTGATATTGAATATCAAAAATCATGCGTGCCAATTATCAATATTAAATTCACCGATGTAAGAGGTTTGTCATTATTTCAGCCAACTGAATTAAGTAGAACTAATGCATATCAAGGAATTGGTGGTATTAATGCAGATAACGTTGCGCAGTCTTTCTTCCAATGTTTTTTCAGAGTTCCTATGCCAAAGTTTACCATAACGATTAAAGGCTTTTATGGTAAACCAGTTACTTATGAGGTTTTATGCGATAAATTTGAAACTAATTTTAATTCAGATACTGGTGATTTTGATATTAACACTAGATTTATAGGTTATAGTTACTCTTTTTTAACAGATATTGTTACAGATGCTTTACTTGCTGCACCATATTCTGATTATGGTGGTAGAGAAGGAAACTTTAACAAATATTGGGCTCAAGAGATTAACTCTGGTCGTTTTACCATTTGGAATAAAGAAAAAACGGCTAAAGATAATATGCCAACATTATATGAAATATTCAGTACTGTAAAATTAGCATTAAAAAATGTAGATGGTGAATCGACTCCCATAACAGATGAAGAAAACACACATGCTAGTGAAATAGAAAAGCTGAATTCTTTAAAAGATTTATACACATTATGGTATTCAACTTTATTTAACATATGTTGTGAGATATATGGTAAAGAATATGTTTATCTTTTTGAAGATAAAGGGTGTTATTATAGACTGTTAATTTTAACAAATAATAAAACGGTTACTCAAAAGGATTTATCATACCAATACGAAAACTTTTTTAGTGATGAATTTAAAGAGATTCATCAAAATCTTAATTCTGCAATTGATGAATACAATCAAGAAAGTAATGGTTTTAGAAAATTAGAAAATGTCTCTAAAGATTTTTCTAAATTCGAAAGGGCAAGTCTTTTTAATAGATTATTTGTTAACGGAAAAAATGAAATTGTATTTAATGGATTTGATAAAAATAACAGCCTACCACAAACTGACGTATTTAGTAAAGTTTTTAGAGGTGTAGAATATAGTGGAGCTACAGCAGATGCCGATGCAGAACAGCATAGAAAGCATGTATTGGGTACGATATATAACGATGGGGTAGACCAATATATTGATTGTTATTCTATTGATGTTGACTATCGTTATATTGATGATAGAATTAAAGCATTACAAGCAGACGCAAATAGAGATATTAAAGAAAAGGAAGACGAAAGAAAAATAAAAGCATTAAACAAAGAAATGTTTAAGCGTTTGGGATGGCATCCTTCTGTAGAGAATTTTACTAGAATTATGATGGCGCACCTAGAAACGTTAATGAAACAAATATATGATTGTGTTAGTGCTTGTGAGGGAAGAACCGCATCACAATTGAATGTAAATCCAGGAGAAAATCTAGATGTTCCAAATGCATCAAAAGACCCTGAGATACCACCATTTCCAAGAGTTTACAGACAAGTTGTTGGCGATGATAAAATTATAAAGAATGAGGATACATGGGTTGGTGAATTCACTAGCGGTATAGGATTCCAAGAAGTGGATTTTATCAATGGTTTGTTTAATGGTGCTGAAAAGGTTGTTGCCTTATATAAAGATGATAAAATTTCAGAAGAACAGAGTAATAGAACGATACCTATTGAATCAACTGAAAAAGCAATAATTAAACATCCTTTGACATCATTTGATTTTTATATAAATAAACCTCCTTATGGAGATTCTAGTGAAATTTCATCTGATGAAACAGGTTATGGTCTTGCAGGACGTATTGCAATGCGTATGTTTGACATATTAACAATCAATTATTTTAGGAAAGAACAAGGAAGTAATTTCTTTGGTACTAAAAATCCTGAATTGGTTGGTAGAATAGAGGCTGAAAATTTCTATGATACGGTAAAATTAACAAATCCTAAAATTAATACCATGATAAGAAATGGTGTATTCTCTAGTGACAATATCATTTCTTATATAACAAGTGAAGGAACTGATATGCCTTGGGGTAATTCTCCGTTATTTACTAAAGGTTCTAATCTTTGGTTAAGTGGATATAATGTAAAGAAAACAGGATATAGTAATTCAATATATCCAATTCAAAAATTTTCATATGAAAAACTTAAAGAAGTACATAATTTACTTAGCCAAGGTGATAAAATGACCAATTCAGAAGGTGATATATCATTATGGAATATACCTAGTTCAGTTAAAGATGAAACAGTTAATACAACTGATAATTATGGATATGGTACTACCTTTATTTTAGATAACCCTAAAGCAATCGAAGAACAATTACAAGGTGCTAATACTGGTGTAGATAGTGGATATACAGAGATTTATAATTCAATTTCTTCGGCATGTTCATTCAATAATGTAAGAGAATATAGTAATTTTGCAGTTGTTCCTGGTATTCATTCCATTTCGTTAAAGGCTGTTACAGCACAAGAACAACCGCAGAAAGCCATAATCAAAGATGGAATGGCTTGTGTTACTATTGGTGGAAATGAGCATAAATACTCAACTGAAAATATGAATAGTGACTTCTCAACACAATCTGAAAATGGTAATTTTAATAGCTGTGTCATAACAGAGGTGTTTGGTATGTCAAAAGATAGTAATACTGGTACTTATTATGTAGATAGAAACACTTCATTAGCAAATCAAACTGATAACCCTTTATCAAGAAGAGAAGTTGGTGGGCATAGATTAAATCCAGAAGAATCAAAGCTAACTTTAGCTTTAATGGGTATTCTACTTAATACAACAGAATTTGGAAGATATATTGCTAAAAGCCATACTGTTACATATCTTCCTAAATTAGCTGTACTACAAATTGGCGCAATTATATATGCTAGTGGAGGTATTCATGAAAATGTACCAAAAGATAATAAAAAAGAATCGATAGAAAAAGCATCAAGAAGAATAAGGTCAATTGCTTCTAAATATTTACCAGTATCTAAAATGAGAGAGGCTTCAATGGATTTTTATCCATACCAGATATTTAATTATATTGCAAGTCTTAATAAGCTAGCAAAGCACCAATATGAAAAATACTATATAGATTGGATTGTTGCAAACAAGAACTATGCTACAAAACTGTGTGATAAAAATAGCGATTGTTATTTACCAACATATAAGGAAAATGGAACAACGGAATCTGCTAGAAGGGTTCTAAATCAGAATAATGAGATAGTTCAAAAATTAACTAATGATTTACTTAAAGCTGTTTGTGTTGTTAGATTATCTGTAAATCATCACAATGGTGAAAAAATAGAAGATTATGCATTATCTGAAGGAACTGCTAAATTATATTTAGACGGTTTTATTGGTAGGTTACAAGAACTTTACCATATAAATAGTTTCGAAGATGAAAATGGTAACATCGTTAGGACAACTGATGAGCCTCATAAAACAACACAAGATATGAAAAAAGAGCTTTATAGGTATATGAAGCAAATTTATGATAAATGGATTCCTATGTCATCTCTTGATGATTGGATGTTAGAATCATTTTTTCCAACAAAAGGAGAAGAGATAGGACATAAATTTTATTTCATTGATTCATATTATAATGATATTGGTAATAAACTATTAGTCAATCCTAAGATAATTGCGGAAAAAGTAGAAGCATTATTAAAATATGAAGATATTAATTCAATGCTTTTGGGATTTTTATCTGATATGTATTCAGCTAGCAAATCAATGCTAATGTCTATACAGAATTTTGCCGATTTGAAGAAAAAAGATTCAATGAAAGAAATGTTTACGCCAATATCATACAATAGCATAAAATGGAGTGGAATTAACAAGTATCCAAGTTTTGTTGTTGTTTACCCTTACCAAGCTTCAAAAAATCTTAATATCCCAAATGGTGAATACACAAATGATGGATTTATGCTTAATGATGAATTTGAAACACCAATGGCAATCAGAAGCAAGACCAATGAAGAAGATGGGTGTTTTAGAATACCTGCGTTTGGTGTATCATATGGTAAACAATATCAGAGCTATTTCAAAAAGGTAAATATAAATATGAAAAGCCCAATAGCCACTGAACAGTCAATTAGAGCTAAACATGCAATTCTGATTGGGGCAACATCTAATGGTGAAAAGGGTATTAAATCACAAGACTTATATGATGTATATGCTTCACAATCATATACTTGTGATGTTGAAATGATGGGTTGCGCATGGGTACAACCATTAATGTATTTTGTACTATTGAATGTCCCTATGTTTAGGGGTTCATATTTGATTATGAAGGTTAAACATTCAATAAGACCTGGTGTTATGACAACTAATTTCACTGGCTGTCGTATGGCTAACGTTTCAAATACATTAGTAGAAGATATATTCACAGATGGAGATACTGATGCAACTAATGGAGAATATTCTAGCCTTGAAAGTGATAAACAACTTTTGGCAAATATTGATAACGATTGCCCATATAAGATATATCCATTATGGGAATCTAATGCTTTAGGTGGTGTGTGGGAAGGAGACCAAAAAGGTCCTCAATTCACTGGTTCTACTCTTGAAGAAAGACAAAAAGCTTGGGCAATAGCAATGTTCCATGCATGGTTATCTAAAGGAGTTAATGTCGAAATTGCTAAAATAATTGTCGCTCAAGAAGCACTAGAATGTGGATGGGGCCAATCACAAGTTGCAACTCATAATTATGGTGGATTTAAGCCAGGAGGAAATTATAAAGCTTTTGATAGTATTGAAGATTTTGTTGATTATGGAGTAAAAAATGTTTATGAAAAGAATTTTCCAGAAGCACTTCAAAAAACAAATTGGAGAGATTATTTCAATGTAATACAAAATATTGGTGGTAAAAACCCTAAAGGTCTTACATATTGTCCTGCTCCACAATGTGTTGGTGATAAATACACAGTAAGTATTATGGGTAAAGATGGTAACGGTGGAACATATAAAAGAGTATGTAAATATTTAGAAGGAGTTTCCACAACACCAACTAAATCTGCTACGGAAGAGATTACTGATAAGAAAGAGGATATTAACACAGCATTCTTTAATGCAATTGATAGGTCAGCACAAGATACTCCGTCCATATCAACTAAATTGCATAAGATTGAAGTTGATGAACTTGGGTATTTGAAGATAAATCAAGAAAATAGAAAAACTGATAAATTGGCTATTGTGTTTGATATGATTCTTAACAGTGAGTATTATAATTACGTACAAGAACTAGGTTGGATATATCCTAATGGTGGTATGCAAACGAGTATAAACCCAGATGTAATATATTGTAAGTTGACACAGAAACCTGATAACAATGCAAATAAAATTATTTGGGCTGTTCAGTATGGACAAAGTATTGCTACATATAGAAAAAATGAGATACCTACTGGTGAAGGAAGCTCAAATGACTTAATTTTGAAATCATTAGCTAAGAGAAGGGCAGCTATCGGTGGTAATGATGCTAACTTTAAGAAGGAAGTTCCGCAGCTTAATGACTTAAGCGGTCTTGATAAATACAAACCAAAAGATTGTAATAGTTTAGTAAGTACTGCTTCTAGAGCGAATGGTAATGGACAATTTGTTAGTGGAAACTATAAACCTAGTCGTAATCGTCAACGTCTTGTAACAGAACTTGGATTTAGCAGTCAGAACCCTAGCAAGTCTGAATGTGATTCAAAAATGGTAGAAATAACAGTTGAAACAATAAATGGTGGAAAGAAACTTACTGTGCATAGAAATGTAGCTGAAGAAGTACAAGCAATATTTAAAGATATAAAGAGATTTAACCCTAGATTCATTATAAGAGATAAGGATACTGCCGCATATTGTTATCGTAATATTGCAGAAACATCAACACTTTCTTTGCATTCTTTCGGTATAGCAATCGACATTAACTGGGATGATAATCCAATGTTAAGAGGTCATAAACCATTAAGTAATGGTGATGATGACATACGTATAAGAACATTAAATTCGCCAGTTGTAAAAGCATTCAAAGCTCATGGTTGGGGCTGGGGTGGAACATATGGTGATTATATGCATTTTTCTAAATTTGGCGGTAGCTAAATTTTGTTTTTAACATTTTTTTATATATCTTTGCTTATAAGATTGAAATGTTATGAAAACCTTGGGATATATTGTTACGGATAGGAAACTTAAAAACATTGATGGGTTTGTAGAACAAGTATCTGATATTCAGATGGCTGACTCTACAAAACCCATATTGATTGTGGGTTGGAAAAAGGCAAAGCAAAACGAGAAATATGCATCCATATTGGAAAAGCAATTGGATAATAACTTGTTTTGGACTTTCAGCAAGTCGGAGAGCAGAGCAGACTTTGAGGAAGATTTGGAAAGTTTCTATAATATTATATATAATAATATATTAAATAATATAAATTATTATTATATTAATATATTTAAATTAAAATACAGTATTATAAAAAAATTATATAGTATTTTGTTTTCTAAGGAAAATAAAAATATTTATATTAGTAATGGTATGATGTACATTCCGCATAAAGGTAATGTTTTTGGATTGTCCTTAAATATACTTGAATATTGTGGAATTAAAACAAGAAAAATCCTTGATAGGATTATCTCTAGCCCAAACAATAGGATAATTGAAGATAATGATAAATTCGTATTCAAGTTAACTAAACGTTTGGGTAATAAGAAATACGCAATACCGTATTTCATTTCAAGTTAAAAAAAAATAAAAATGAGCACAAATGGAATAATAATAGGAACATTCGTTAGGAAAAACAAGATTCTTTCATTTCTAGAGAATCTTAAAAATGCATTTAGGGTAAATTTAAGCAAAATATTCGTATATTCTATTGATACAAATAAGTTTGAGTACCTAGTTACGTTTAAAACATTTGATAAAGAAAAATTCATAAAAGGTCTTAACAACGCCACTGTGATGCATGTGAAAAATGGCTGTTTATTTTCCATCAACGCTCTTAATAAGCTAATCGAAAAAGAGAATGAAAATTCTGAAAAACCTAATAATGAATATCTAGTAGATTGGGATAAATATAAAGATAAATTGATAATCCAGACAAATGGCGAACTTTCTTTATCAAATCTCTCCAAAATAGAGGATTTTTCAATATTTTTCAAATAATTAGATATTTATAGTAAATAATGTTACAATATTATGGGAAGATTTATTATTAAACATATTGATAACAAGAAACCTCAAGTGAAAGTATACAATGATGCTCTTGTGGGAGAAAATAAAAAAAAAGTAAATGAAGAGGTTATGACAACTAGTGAAAAAATAGCAATGGCTCAGTCTGTTCTTAATAATACAGAACAGCCAGCACCTTCAGTAAGAAGGGTTAAGAAGGATAAAGGACTCATCGAAAGAACTGAGAGTTCAAAGACAATTTTAACAGAGGATAATAAAGAACTATTGAACGACTAATATACCAATGGCAACTAACGTTAAGTATCTTAAAGAAAATAATCTATTTGAGGCACATGAACATTTCATGCGTCTCAGTGAGGCATATATACCAACAGTTTTACCAGAAGAGGAGATAGACGAAGAGGGTGAAGATATGCAAGACCCAAACGCTATGGATGGACAAGACCCTAATGCAATGGGTGGTGCTGACCCTATGGGGGGTGGCGGTATGCCTCAAGACCCAAACGCTATGGGTGGTCAAGACCCTAATGCTATGGGAGGGGGTATGAATGACCCTATGGCTGGAGACCCTAATGCAACTGGTGGTGCTGACCCAAATGCAATGGGTGATACTGACCCTATGGCTGATATGGACATGAATGACCCTATGGGGGAAGACCCTATGGGCGAAGAACCAGAAGATGATGGAGAAACTATCGATATTGACGGACTCACGAAAGCACAAGATAAACTTAATGTTAAACAAAACCACATTGGAAGAGATTTGTCAAAAGTAGATACAAGAATTGATACTCTAATAGACACTATTAACAATCTTTTATCAAAAGTCGATAGTAATAATAGCGAGATTGAGTCATTAAAGGCAGAGTTCGAGAAAAGGAATCCTACTCAAACAGAGAAATTGAACCTACGCTCTCTAGATTCATATCCATTTAATGTCAAACCAAATGAATTTTGGGCTGAGAAAGCAAAACAAGGTGGATATGAAGCATATGCAGATAATGATGAGCCTACAACAAAAGAATATGTCATTACGAATGACGATGTAGATAATCCGTCTGATGATATTGCAAACACATTTTTTAAAATTGATGACGATGACATCCAGACACTTGAAAAAATGTTTAATATCTAATGAAGACAGTTAAGTTATCTGAAGAATCATATAATAAGCTTAAAAAAAAGCTTGTTAATGAAATTGGCTATGGTAACGATGATTTACCCAACTTATTTAGTGAAATTGAAAATAATATCAGTGATGCATTACAAGTGGTTAGAGACCATTTGATAATGTGTAATAGGATGAATCAGCAGCCAAATAGTAATGTTCTACAAATAAAAGAACATCTTGAGGCAATTGAGAAACTAGTTGATTTTACCACTATATCTTAATATATTTTCCCAGTTATTGTGAAAATAGTAACTGGGAAATTTGATTTTTCCATTTATTTTTTATATCTTTGCGTTGTAAACTTTTAAGCACGTTTTGACGTGCATATAAAATAATTTTTTTTAATAACATTCAATTTATGAACAACAAAAATTTTAGCGTTAACATTGACGCAGAAGCTGTGAAAACTCAGTATGAACAAGAACAAAAAACTTTTATCCCTAAGAAAACTCAATTTAATGAGAAAAATTATCTTCAAGCGAGGTTAACAAATAACGAAACCTCTAAGACACTAACAATTAGACTGTTGCCGTTCTCCCCAGAAGGTGGTAGTCCTTTCAAGAAAGTTTTTATGCACACAGTTAAGGTTAATAAAGAAGTTGCACCTAATGGGTGGAAGACCTTCGTATGCCCTACGCACAACAAGAAAGACGGTAATGTGATGGGTGACGGTTGCCCATTCTGTGAGACATCTGCAAAAGCAAGAGAGCTAAAGTCGAAATCTCTTGATGAGCCAACAAAGAAGAAATACGGAGACGTTGAATTCCTTAACAAGGTTAAGGAAATGTGGATTGTGCGCTGTATTGAAAGAGGACATGAAGATGATGGCGTTAAGTTTTGGCTATTCAATTCATCAAAAAAGAAAGACGGTGTGTATGATAAAATTATGAACCTTGCTAGAATACGTTCAGAAGCAGCAGCAAGGAAGGGTAATACATATAGCATATTTGACCTTAATAATGGACTTGACCTAATTATTACGTTAACAAGGACTGCTGATAATAAAACATCAATCCAAATTGTTGATGACGGTTTCCCATCACCTTTGACAGAAGATTATGACATTGGCATGAAATGGATTCAAGATGAGAAGAAGTGGTATGATGTGTATACTGTTAAACCATATGATTACATGACAATTATTGCTATGGGAGGCGTTCCAGTTTTTAATAAGGAACTTGGCAAGTACGTTGATAAGGAAGAAATGAATAAGATTAAAGAAGAGGCAGAGCAGAAACGCATTCAAGACGAACTTACAGAGGAAACTAGAGACTATTCTGAAGTTGCAAATTCAAATGAAATAATCGTTGATGCGTCAAACACTGCTGATGATGATAGTGATGAGGATTTACCATTTTAAACTAAGCAATGTTATAATTAATATGAACAAATGAGTAAACTTTTTTTTAATTATGGGTCAATGGCTTCGGCAAAATCTCTGAGGCTATTGACCACAGCCTACAATTTTGAGGAAAAGGGAGTACAAATAATGGTATTGAAACCAGCATTAGACACTAGGGATGGAGAAGGTGTAATACGTTCTAGGGCTGGTCTTGAGCGTAAATGTATAATGGTTGACAAGGATGTCAATCTCTATAAAGCGATAAAGGCTTATAAGAATGTATTGGCATCACAGTTGGAGACACTTAAATGGGTGATTATAGATGAATGCCAATTCCTAACCGAAGAACAAGTAGACCAATTATCTGATGCTGTTGATTTCCTAGACGTAAATGTTATGTGTTTTGGCTTGAGAACTGATTTCCAAAGTCATCTGTTTCCAGGGTCTAAACGTCTTTTTGAGCTTGCTGATGATATTGAGGAAATAAAGTCAACTTGTGAATGCGGTGAAAGAAAGACATCAATTAATGCTAGATTTGATGAAAATGGAGAAATTATAATCGAAGGAAGTCAAGTTGAAATTGGAGGAAACGACAAATACAGAGCAATATGTAGGAAATGTTGGAAAGATAAAGTTAGAGATAAAATAAATAAAAAAGAAAATATAAAGTTATGAAACAGCCTATTAAGAAAAAGGAGTTTAAAAAGTTTGATATTAAAAGTTTTAAAGAACAGATAGGTTTAACTGTTAAGTCGAATGATGATTTAGTTAAATCAGCAGCAGAGAAACCAACAGAATTTATTGCGCTACCACAAGCTTTTGCAGATGCACTTAAACTTCCAGGAATTCCTATGGGATATTTAACCATTGTAACTGGATGGTCTAATACTGGTAAATCAACAATTAAAAACTGCCTAATTGCAAGTTGTATTAATAATGGGATAATGCCAATCATATTCGAGACAGAGGGTAATTTTGATTTCAAATATGCTATAGATTGTGGGATGAAAGCAACGCCAGTTTATGGCGATGTGGAAGTTGAAGATGTAGATGAGGAAACTGGGGAGATTACCTATCACACTGAAAATCGTATTATAGATTATGATGGGGATTTCATATATATGGATAATAAAATACTAGCAGACAGATACGGTGATAATGATTATTCAACTGGTGGAAAATCTAAACAAAAACGTAAAGTTGCAGTTCTTGAGGATATTGCGTATGCAATAAATGAATTTCTTGATTATCAAGATGAAGGTAAAATAACGAAGCCGTTGTGTTTTATTTGGGATTCAATTGGCTCTATAGAATCATTTAAATCTTATGCATCTAAGAGAAATAATAATATGTTCAACGCAGGGGCGATGTCTGAGTCGTTTAATTCGATTATAAACAATAGAATACCATCATCAAGAAAAGTTAGTGAGCATTATACAAATACATTTTTTTGCGTAAATAAGATATGGTCAGATTCAATGGGAAGTATGCCAGGTGCTGCACCAAGTATAGAGCTTAAAGGAGGAAAGACTATGTTTTATGGGGCAAGGTTAGTTATCCATATGGGAGGTATTGGTAAAGCATCAGTAAAAAAACTAGAAGCAACTGCAAAAGGTGAAAAATACCAATATGGAATTGTAACTAAATGCAGAGTAACTAAAAACCAATTACCAACTCCTTGGAATGTAACATATACAGGAGAAATTGCTTGCGTTCATAATGGTTTATTAAATCCAGAACTATTAGACAAATACAAGAAAGATTGTATAAAAGACATTTTATCTAGTTTAGAAAGTTTAAATGGCGGCTCTAATGTTAATGAAAATGAGGTAGAGTTTTCTGAGGAGGAATCTGATGACTAAGACGAGAGAAGAATTTATAGACGAGGTTAAATCCAAGAATCAATATGACTTGGATTTAACTAAGTTTATATACGTTAATAGAAACACAAAAGGAATCGTAAAATGCAATGTTTGTGGTCATGAATGGGAAACATTACCTAGTGTACTTCTTGGTAATCATGGGTGTCCAATATGCAGAGCTAAAGATGCACATTTAAAAAGGAGAGTTCCGCAAGAAGAAGTTATTAGAAGACTCACAGAAATATATGGCGATAAATACGATTTATCTAGGGTTGAGTATATAAATGCAAGAACAAAAATAGAAATAATTTGCAAGAAACATGGCAGTTTTATGGGTAAACCACACGATTTGTTTCGTTATCATGGTTGCCCATATTGTCAACAAAGTAGGGCAGAATCTTTATTGAAAAATATTTTTGAGAAAAATAATATCGAGTTTAAACCTCAGTTTTCTTTTGAATGGATGAAAACGTCAACATATGGAAAACTTTCATATGATTTTTATATTCCAAAACAAAATATTGCAATTGAATGCCAAGGGAGACAGCATTTTGAAATAGTTAATGCATTTGGGGGTGAACAAGAATTTAAAAAAATTTTAGATAGAGATAATAATAAAAAACAGTTAAGTGAAAATAATGGAGTTAAACTGATATATTTTTTAGATAAACGTTTTAATAAATATATGAAAGAGAACGACATTTATTTTAATAATACTGATGAACTAGTCAAATATATTAAAGATTGTAAAATTGAAATAGATAGAGGGAATTGAGAAATTCCTTCTATTTTTTTTTGTTTTTTTAACATTTTTTTATATATTTGCAAAAATTAACAATTCAAATGGAAATTAACAACAGAAAAAACGATTCAATCGTGGAAAGAGAAATAGCGAAGTTTTTAGATGAAAAGTTATATTCCAATAAGACACTTTTCAAGGAATTTGCTAGGACTGACGATAAAGAAGAACAAATTAGTGGCTCAGATGTCGTTTTAAGCACCTCTGACGGTGTTTTATATAGGAAGGTGGTGGATGAGAAGGTAGCTGCTAGATATGCTAATATGGGGCTTAATACGTTCTCATTGGAACTATCGTTTATTGGTAAAAATGGAAACAGAAGAAGCGGATGGTTTATCGACAATACCAAGAAAACCGAGTATTACCTATTAGGTTGGATTGTGAGGGCAGATATACCAAAAAAAGATGATGGGAGCGATAGATATGACACCAACGAGATTAATCAATGGAATATCAAGGAATTGGATTGGGCGTTGGTATCTAGGCAGAGGATAATGGATTTCCTTGAGAGTAAAGGATGGACATTGGATAAATTGGCATTGCAAGATAAAAAAATAAGGGAAAACGGCAAAGTCAAGACAAAAGAGTTTATTGATGATGTGTCATTTAGATATAGTGATGCATATGTAGAAAAACCTATAAACATACTACTCAAAAAAGACACATTTATGAAATTGTCTCATATGTATGGTACAATTGTGTGTGAAGAAGAACAAAAAGAGGGAAGAGAAAAAAAATATCATGTGGATAAAATCATTTTAGAGAGTAAAATTGTAAATGATAATTATACCCAATTCTTATATGATAATTATGATATACAGAATAGGGACATTACAACCACCGAAGTTCCAATGCCATCAAAAGAAGATATGGAAGAAATGAATAAGAGTCATTGGAATATTATGCTTATCTGCGGTAAAAGCGGTAGCGGTAAATCCACGATTTTAAAGGAAATAGGCAATGTTATACCAATCAAATATGATTATAATAAAGCAGTAATTAGTCAGTTTGAAGGATATAGTGAAGAAGATGCATGCGATTTACTTAACGGAGTGGGTTTGTCATCAGTTCCAAATTGGCTTAGAAAACCAAACGAATTATCTAATGGGGAACGAGCTAGGTTAGATATTGCAAAGTCAATATATGATGCAAAAGGTGGGGTGGTAATTTTAGATGAGTTCACTAGTGTGGTTAACAGAGCAGCTGCTAAATCAATGAGTTTTGCTTTGCAGAGATATGCGAGACAAAAAGATTTGAAAATAGTGATTGCTAGTTGCCATTTTGATATAATAGAATGGTTAAATCCAAATTACATATTTAATTTGAATCATAAAGACGAAAATGGTAATGTTGAACTAGAGAAGATGGTGTATAGTGATGATGCAGAATATAAAAATCAGCAATATGTAAAAGAAACTGAGGTACTAAGTGAACCAAGAGTAATAAATTAAAAAAATTATGGATGAGAAAGTATTAGAAATTGTTAGAGATTACGTTAATGAGCATTTAGATAAATCCGACCCAATACCACAATTTGAGGTCTTCACGGTTTGGAAATGTAAGATACTACAAAATTGGAAGTATTTGGCATCAACAACACTACCAGATGGTATGTATTACGAATTAACATATGATGGTGATAAAAGAAGATGGTATCTTGATGCTTATAAGA